TAAGCAAGAGTGATGAATAAAAAAGACCCGTCCCACTAAGAACAAGTCTTATTTATTATATCATATCTTAGCAAAGTGGGCAACCCCTACAAGGAGAAGATTAATTATGGAAAAATATAAAGTATATCAAATAGCGTTCGATGAAAGCGAAACAATTGAAAGAGGACAATTCACACTGGAAGAAGTTGAACAACAATTTTCATACAACAACCTCGAAATCAAAGGTAGCGAAATCTGGATTGATTCGATTTGTGAGTTTATCGGCAAATCTTGGGGCGAACTAAGTGAAGATGAAAAAAACGAACTTACAAGCGACGCTTATATCTGTTCGATTGACGAATTACAAGGCTATGAATTTGAAGAAACAATCTTCGATTATGGGAGCGTAAGTATTGCTGGAATCATCGCTAAGAATGACAATGAAACAGTGTATGCTATCGAAGACTCTGCTGTGGTTTACGATCCTCGTGCATAAAAGAAAACCCCTCAATCCATTACGGAAAGAGGGGTTTTAATTTGCTATAAAACAAATTTTTCTAATTCTATTTTTCTAGCTCTAATATATTCTGGTACTGTAGTATCAACTTCATAATTATATTTTTTCGCTAATTCCTCGTGTGACAATTCATTTGCAAAAACATCTACACAAAATTCTGTATATATGGTACTTTTTTTCATCTGCACACATCGCTCACGGATTTGTGATTCAGTGAATGCAAATTTGTTCATTTCTGCACACCACACGACCTTTACTTGCTTGACTTTGTCTAAAATCAAAATTAGTGCCAAAGCCCCCAGAACTGCGGTTATGTAACTAAATTGCGTATGCGTGTTGAGTTGAATAGATGCAAGTACCAGTATAATCGAAATTAGTGCGCTTATTTTATCAAATTTTATACCCATAAGCGTGGCACATGCCGCAAACGTCAAAACGGCGACGGACACGAACCAAAACGCGCTAAATATAACACCGATAAGCATCGTTGTGAACACACAAGCTATATAATATGAAACTGTGCGCCAACCCATCTTTGTTATCTTGTTCTGTTCGATATGTACCCCAAAAGGCACATACTTAGCACAACACAACAACAACATGAATAAGTTTTGTACTATCGCATATCTAGCAAAGTGAAACGCACTAAAATTTGGCAACTCATTATTGGTCATAATCACCGCATAAATATACCCGTGTAGCGCCAAAATTAATACGAATAGAATTAAGTGCCAACCTTTTCTTTTCTGCTTCCAAACAAAAGCAATAGCCCACAGTGCACAAAAAAACAGCGCAACAAAATAAACTACGCTGTTTACAATCTGATTAAAACTACCTCCACCAATCGACAAGTCAACAGTTCCAGAAAGTGTCAGACTGTATCTGATTAGTGTTACAATTGAGTAAAGCAATAGCCCTACTTCGACAACTATTTTACTACCGTTGCCATTTTCTTCTGCATTTGCCATAATTCGCCCCACCTCTTTTTTTTTTGAGCGAATTAGCTATTTGTCGATTTCATGAGCAACATGTCAACCTTACTGTCGATAATTGCAGTACTTTTCATGATTTCGCGATTACCCTCTAGGGCTTTGACCAATCGATCCTCTCTTGTGTGCGAACTTTTCAAATGTTCGCTCATTTGTTTAAACATCCAAACATACGCCCCCACAATGGCGGTGATAAACCCACCAATCGCTAGAATGAAGTTTATTAAATTTGTTGTTTGTTCCATTGATCCACCTACTCTTTCATTTGTGCGATGATCGATATATCGCCACCTCGCAAATTGAACTCATTACATGCATCGATGTATAAATTTGCGCGCGCTCGTAATTCTTCGCGTACTTTTTCAACGACATCACTGTATTGCTTGTCGGTCGCCGTTGATCCAAACTCTTTGATTATTAAAAACAAATCTGCAATCAATCTGTGATTAGTAATTCTTGTGATTTGTTCGAAATCGTCTTCTTTTTTGTGTTGGATCTGTAGTAAATCCTTCCTCATCCAATCACCTCGCTTAAGCATTCTCAAGTGCTTCGATTCTGTTTTCTAGGCTTGTTATCAATGCTAATAAATCCAAATTTTCTAAACTTTCTAATCTAGATAAAATAGGCGCTATTTGTTTCACTTCCAAATCAACCGCATCAAGTCGATCGTTTAACTCCTCTATCGAGTCCAATAACGGCTCTAAATCAACAGACTCTTCATCTTCTAAAGTGTCAAGTCTTGTCTTGATTACTGTAATGTCAATTTCGTTAGTATCTACGCGCCCTGTTAAACTCAACAATTCGCCTTCATTGGTTGCGACACGACCAGTTAAATTTACAAAATCGGTTGCCAATTCGTCTACTTTATCTTCAAGATCAGATAATCCTGTTCCGCCTTGTAGGTCGTCAACGATGTTTTCGATGTTTGTTATGCGAGTCTCGTGACCATTCAAGCGTGTGTCTATATTCGGTATTGTTGTGTTTGTTAGCGCATTCAGCCTTGTATAGTTAGATGCGATGTCGGCTCGCAAGCTACTTGTTTCAGCATCCAAAAAAATTTGAACTTGCGTATTTTGGGCTTGCAACTGTTCGGCGACACTTTGATTAATGTTGGTTGTTGTATCGAACAGTGTATCATTCACATCATTGACTACACCGCTCACTGCGCGATCAACGGCATTATTTACCGTCGTGTCTATATCAACGACTATTTCACGATTTATAACCCCGACCGTTTGCCGCACATCGTCTTGTGTGACAGACTGCAGTCGTGTTTGTGCAAGTGTTCTTGTGAATGAACCAAAACGACTTCCTAGCGTCAAAATGTCGCGCTCGGGATTCATAAAATCATTAACCATCCTTGTGACCATCAAGCGCCCTTCTAAGCCGTTTGGCGGGCTACTGATATTCACATAGTCTAGAAACTTTATTGGTTCGTAAAAGTCATCAATGTACGACAAATCAAATACACCAACCTCAATACTTTCAGTCGGATTCACGAAATTCGGCAACACTTCTCTTGCGCGTGTAAGCAAGTTCTCGGGCAATGTTATATCATCGAACACAACAGGGCGTACAATCCAACCTCGCCTTGCTACCGCGTCAGGATCAAAGATAAAGTCAACGCCATCATTAACACTCGTTATATCCACTCTATGCCCTAAATCGTCGGGGTCAGAAGTGTCGAATACCCAATCCCCAACGGGTACGATTGCTGTTGCGAGATTGTCGACCCTTTGCACTGTTGACAAATCTATGATATTGTGATTAATGTGGATCGGCTGTGTATTCGTGGACGGACTATCAGCTAAATAATCCATAAAGGTTGTGTTGCCTATCCGTTCCAAATGCAATATACCGCCCAGTGGTTCAATCAGCTTCATTTGAATTTCGTCGAATGTGTTTCGTGGACTCGATAATGAACGGATAATATTACCAGTTTGTGCATTCTCGCGAACAGTTACATTCCTTAAAACGAATCTTTTATCAGCCTCGACTTGGTTGTTGTGACTGATTATAAGCATTCGCAAGTACGATTCAACACCACCCATGCCCTCGCCCCATTCATAAGCCCTTACCACACTATCATTGAGAAAGCCTAACTCACCCTCACAATCATATGTGACAACATTATACAAGTTCGTTTCGGGATTCATAACGCGACCACGAAATACTCTTGTGCCTGTTAAAGTGTCGCCATTTTGATACACTTCGATATACGTTGTGAGTGGTGTTAAGTTTTGAGAAATCAAATTTTCAGTCGATGGTGTGAATCTGAATGTATCTGATGCATTAATTTCACGCACCAATTTCGCACTTGTGATTTGTATTTCGTCAGCTTGAGGGTTGTATATCATTACACCGTTTGCGTATATTGTAAACATTATAACGACCCCTCTTGAAAGCGAAATGTTACGGTAGCGTCATTGGGTATGTGCAACCCAAATTCACCACTTTCTGTAACGTTATAATAATATCTGTTGGACACTTTGCACCAAAAGCCGTTTTGAGGTGCAAGACCAATAAATCGCACGTCGCCGCGTCGCACAGCCACCATATCCCTCACCAAGTTTCCGTGATCATAGAGCTTGAAGTTGTTTATAAATGCGACACCTCTTGTAAGTGCGAGGTCAGTAGACGGTCTTCCGAAAAGCTTCCAAAACGCGTTACGTACTTGTGTGACCGCCGTCGGGTCTAGTGATGAAAACGCCGCAATCACGCCAAAACGCAAGTTAGAAGTTGATGATATATTCGAACCGTCAACAGTACCACGTGGCGTTGAAGCGCCCGCGGTCACCCCCTCGAAGACCGTTACATTTCTACTTGCAGTCATCATAATCGATGATTGTAGCGCAAACGCATTTGCGCTAGTCGCGGCGTTAGCTATAGAGCTGGACAATCTAACGCCGATCCTGTTAGGTGAGGCTGTGGTGTTGGTGTATTGGATTAATGAGCGACTAAATTCAGCCCCTCCCACACTCACGAGCGGTTGCGCCCCAACCTGTGCTTCTTTAATCCCTACTGACATTTCAATTCTAAGCCTTTGATTTGTGATGCTGGCAGGATTGGGCACTTGAGGGTCTGGGTTCATAACCCCAAGAGCGGGATATCCGACATCTATTTCTTTATCGAAGTTTTCGTCCGACAATATCCCTACATCCTGCATATTCCGCATCACAACCTCATTTGCTCCTGACACCAAAACTAATTCAGGCAAGCGCCATGTGCCTGCTTCGGGAATGAATACGGTCACGCTATTTATCGTTATTTCTACCGCTTGATTGGTGACAATCTCGGGTGTCACCGTTCTAGCGCCTCCATAAATTGTCGTTGTGTATGTGTCGTTGAAGGTGAAGGTTTTATCAAAATCTAGGTTAAAATGAGGGTCACAAATAGCAGTCATTGGCAATGTTGCAACTGTTGCGTTATGGCTAAATGTAAGATTCCCACACTCAATGCGACCCATCAAATATCTGTCATCCTTGCCTGGCAGAAAAATCCGCTTTCTGCGCCCGTGGCAAAAGTTTAGTATTTCGCCACGAATGTCGTCCCAACTATCTTTTAATGCAAACGGGAATATTAAGCTCCACGATAACGTGCGGTTGTCGAACCTCGGCTCACCCGCCAAGACTTCTGTTAAGTCCAAAGCGCCATCACGAGCGGGGAGGTCAAGAAACTTAGTCTTGACCCGTGGTGAGCTTAAAACCCAATGCCCGTTTGTCCAAGCGCCCCAATCCTCAAAGCTTCGCTTATCGTCGATTTGCACTTGCAAGGGCGTATTGTTACGCGCAAGATTATCACTTGTTTGTATATTCTTTTTGTTATTCACTTGCTCTGCCTCTCCCTCTCGCTAGGCTAGATTCGCCTAGTCCACGATCAATTTGCGGATTAATTTCGCCAACTAAAGCACCAGTATCGAGTACAACCTGCATTCTGTTCATTTCAGACCTCATTCTTTGCATTTCAGCCAACAAAGCATTCATCGTCGTTAGTATCTGTGATGTTTGTGCTGCGTTGCTTTGTACCGCAATCGAGTTTGTTGGAAGATTATTGCTTGCGAAATTAGTGCCAATGTTGGCGCTGAATGAGCGATTCAAGGACATCTCTAATCTTTCAAATTCAAGTACCATCGAGCGAATTTCACGACTAATCATTTGACTAACTCTTGTGAATGTGCTTGTTATGTTTTGTAGAAAAGATGATCCGAAATCAGCGTTTAAAGCAGCATGCAATAATTTGAAATTGCTAGTTATACCTCTAATCGAATCATGTGCGGACGTTGCGACGTTACTAATTCTGACAACCAGATTATCCATACTGCTATTTAGTAATTGCACCGACATATTAAAATCTGTAATCATCGAACTAGCGTAGCTTGCAATTGTATCATTAACTTTGCTAAACCCCGAAATTCCTCTTTCGTAACCTTCTGTTGTGTTCTCACCAAATTCCATGAAAACACGCGAAGGTGAACTAATCCCAAGAGCGCTAGCAAATCCACTTACGATCCCGCTTGCAATGTTCCCGATCGTTCCGAGTACAGTATTTGAGTTGGCATTTAGACCGTCGATGATACCTTGATTTATGTTTCTACCAAATCGAGAAAACACAGTCGACGCTCCGTCTCGTGAACGAGTTTCAGAATGAAAGCCATTAATGATTGCAGTACCGACACGCTCAATAGCATCACGCGCATTCTGTCTGCGGTCGTTTATTCCATCTCTAGCTCCATTAACGATGTTTCGCCCAAATCGGGCGAATGTCGTTGACACACCGTCTCGTGAACGAGTTTCAGAATGAAAGCCATTAATGATTGCAGTACCGACACGCTCAATAGCATCACGCGCATTCTGTCTGCGGTCGTTGATCCCGTCTCGTGTTCCGTTGACGATATTACGCCCAAACCTAGCAAATACTGTTGATGCTCCATCTCTAGCTCTTGTAATAGTGTTAAAACCGTTAATAAGCCAATTTCCGACCGATTCGATTGTAGAATTGATCCTATCTCGACCATCTCGCAAGCCACTTCGGAGACCATCTCCTATGTTCTCGCCATAGCGACGAAATACCGTCGATGGTGAACTGATTCCCAAGATCAACCTAAAAGCGCTTAAGATAGAATTACCAAAATTACGAACGCCTGAAAGGGCACGAGGGCTACCATCTTCGATTCCGTCATACAACCCGTCGGTGACGCCATGTCCTGCATCGCGGGCATCCACTTGCATACCACGAAGTTCGCGATAAACGTCTTGACGCATATTAAAGTAGCCCATCTCTACAAGATAATTAGTAGCTGACATAGCACTTCCTGTTTCTTCGTAAATGCGATTCCATGACGCTTCCACACGTGGCGTGAAGGCGTCCATTTCTTTCATCGCATCACGTGCCATGTAGCCATAATGCTGTGAAACTGTTCGTTGCGTTGCTGTTACGACGTTACCTGTTGTTGCGTACATTTCTTCCCAGAAATCATAATTTGCGATAATCATTTCGCTGAAACGAGTATCTAGTCCACCGCCAAGGATGTCCATCTGCTCTAATGCTGTGATCCTAATCGCTTTAGACCTATCACCTGTACGGTCGTAGATTTCTTGAAATCTTGTTTGAAATTCGCGCGACATACCACCCATGTTTGTTTGTGCGTCTTCATACATTTTTTCAAACGTTTCGGTCGTCATTTCACCCATTTCTTTCGTTTGCAAGCCATATTTATGAAGCTCGTTCGCTATATACGCAACTAGCCCAACCGTCGCGGTGATTGGTAGTGCGACACCGAGAAGTGCGCCTTTGAAAATTCCAATAGCCCCGCCTGCCAAACCAGACGCAACCTTACCACCTGTCAGCGCAGTGAATGCCCCTTTCAACTTTCCAAGACCCATCGAACCCGCAAGAGACGCAATACCTGATTTGAATGCGCCAAAATACTTTGCACCGATCAATTTTGTTATCGCTAACTTTAAAGCGCCAATCACCTTCGAACTCGCAATGCCCATAATGATTGTCTTGAGTCCCAACAAATATTTAACCCCCTTGATCGCAGTTATTGCGATCTTCCAAGCGACAAACGAACGTAATAAATGGCGTACCACAGCCTCATTTTCGTTGACCAACTCAACAATGTTAGCAAGAATCCCAACAAAGACAGGTAACAACCGATCAATCAGTGGTTCTAACACATCCTCAATCAAATCCAAGAATATATTAACAACATTACCAACCAGTTCCAACAAAGGTGGTAATAAATTTTCAACGATAGGCTCTAACCTTCTGACAAACCTTATAAACATCTCGACAATTCGTTGACCCACACTTAAAAACGTCGGCAAATGTTCCTCGATTATTGGCGACAAAATATCTACCCAATCATTGAACATTTCTAAAACTTCAAAAAACACATCAATCAACCACGGCAATAATTCCTTGACAACGGGCGCTAATGCTCGCGCCAAATTACCTACAGTTCTTGCAACTTCGAAAAAAGCATCCCCAATCTTGTTAAGGATATTGTCGATTTTAATCAAACCGCCTTCAGTGTAGACAAGCTCACGAACTCGACCAGTTATGTCGGATAGCCACTGATACATTCGTGAACCGATGACATCATTTATTCGCAAAAAGAACTCACCTAACATATTACGACCAAGACCAAGCATTTCTGTAAATCCACCTGTTCTATCTGCTGCCATTCTCGTTACACGAGCGTATTCATCTCCTGCATTCATTGCGTAATAGAACATGTCTGTTATACCATCCAATCCGTCAATGTTATCAAGCAAGTTTGCAAATAGTTGGGCATTAGCACCACTAAGATTAGCTGTGTTCATTATCTGCTCTCTTGTTGCGGGGTCTGTGTTTTGCAAGGCACGCATGAAAGCAACCATACTGCCTTGTGCGTCGGTCGTTCCGTTGGTATTCTTTATTGTTTCTACACCTAGATCAGACATTGCTCGCCTTAAGTTAGACGTTGGACTTATCATATCACTAAATATGCCGCTCAATCCGCTGGATGCAAGTTGCATAGACATGCCGTTTTGATAACCAATTGCCAATGTCGATGCTACAAATTCGTAGGCTAGCCCAGCAGTGTTAATAATACCCGCCGAACGTTGCAGACCGTCTAGCATTGAGTTTTGACTAATTCCAAATTCTTGTTGAGCGACAGCCATTGTATTGACCCATCGCGATGCATAGCTTACATCTTGACCAAACTTGACTAGTAGCGCATCAATAGCATAAAGCGCTCCGCCAAAGTCATTTCCGCTCGCCTGTGCAAGCCTCATACCTGCTTCGAGCATTCGTGTTTGACGTTCAGCACCCTGTCCGTTTCTGGAGATTCCTGCAAGACCCCCCATAATTGTTGTAGCATTGAAGCGCCCTTGTTCTGTAGCTAAGTCTCTAACACGTCTTTCTGTTATACTGATGTCGTCACCAGTTTGTTGCGTCTGTGCTTGTACATTGCGCATCTCACTGTTAAATTGTTCGCCACCAGTTAGGGCGGCTGCACCAATCCCAATGACAGCTGTACCAATTGCCGTCATTGCTCCACCGATAAAACTGCCGACCCCCCTTACTGCGCCCTCTGCTGCGCTAAGACCGCGTCTGAAATCGTTGTCATCGAGCGCCATAGTAGCGAAACACTCGGAATAGCTCCATAATTGATTCCTCCTTTTTTGCAAAAGAGAGTTATTTCTCATTGCAACATTCCTACGAATGCGGTATAATATATATGAGGTGATAATGATGAAAAGTGAAAAATAGTTGCCAGTAAAAGGGTACGAAGAACGCTATATGGTCTCTGATTGTGGAAGGGTTAAAAGTTTAATAAACAATAAAGGGAAACCACAAGAAAGAATTTTGACTGTCAATAGTAAGCGTTCTGGATATCCCCAAGTCTGCTTGTTCAGAGATGGAAAACGACATTACCACACCATACATAGACTAGTTGCGATAGCGTTTATCAAAAACCCTGAAAACCTAGCAGAAGTCAACCACAAAGACGAAACAAGAGATAATAACCATGTTGATAATCTAGAATGGTTGGAAGAGGTATTGGAACGAAAGAGGAATGGGCGGACACCCTCAACCGAAAGGCGAACATAGCAATAAAAGTATTCCAGTTCGATGCCTTCGAAAAAACTGGCATATCGCATGCACAAATAAACAAGGTGTGCAACGGAAAGGCAAAGACCGCTGGAGCTATCAACGGCATTCGTACCGTCTGGGAAAAAATCACAAAAGAAGAATATGAACAACTAAAAAGTTAGTTGTTTTTTTCTTTTGTGATGCCTCCAACGTCATCCACCTCGCTTTCAGAATTGATTAAGCCCATTTCTTTTTTTGCGTTGTCAAGAAATTCGCGAACGGTGAACTGTTTTGACTTCTCGGATGACTTTTTCTTACCGCCGAAATCAATTGTCTCAATCCATCTTTTAGCCCCTTTGGGTGGTTTATTGCCTTTAGAATTAACTTGATAATGTAAACTATAGTTGGCGAGTGACATATCTGTCATGTACGCTTTATAGTTCAAATCTTGCATGCTTAGTTTATACTTTTCTATAAGATATCGACTTAAAAGCTTCGGCTTCATTGGTCTTGATTCTGATAAAATTAGAAAGGAATGCTCATGGAGAATCCCTATCGTGTAAAAAGTTCCATCAAGTCCTCGCGTTTTGAAATCTGTTTAGCAAACAAAGCCAATTGTATTACATTAGTCTTTGACTTCATTTCTTCAACTTCGTACCCAAAAAGTTTTGCTAGGATAGTTAAAGTCTCCACGCGTTGTTCTTTGATTCCAAATTTTAAAATTTCCAAAACACCACCGAACCCAGCTAATTTTTGCTGAAAAACAGTCGTGGTCGCAGGGTCTCTTCGAAATTGGGCGAAGTCAATGCCGCCGTCTTCTAATTTCTCTCTAATTTTTTGGATAGGCTCAACAACTTCTAAGATGATGTCGAGCTGTGTTTCCAAATCCTGTTCAAAAAAATACATTAAAATACCTCTCTTTCGTCTTCGAATACATCTAATGTTTCAGCACTGCGTGCTGTTTGTTCGTCAACGCCACTAAGGGCTTGTACTGGGCGTGTTTGGAAACGTCCAATCAGAAGCAGGTAATTCGCTCATACGCCTCGGGTCGCTTGCAGTACCAACAAATGTAATACTCGCATCAGCGACACCTTGATCATTGATTGTCATTTCCAACGCTTCTTGGTTGTATGCATTATAAACACAACCAACTTTATACCCAGCATTTGCCCCCAAAAAGTTTACAATCACAACATTTTTATGGTCTTCTGCCCCTAAAGTTCTAATTGCCCACTTGATGGCGTTAGTTTCTGGGTCTCTGAATGCCGTTGGTGACGCTCGCATGATGTTCTCAGCGTGAAGTTCGTGAATGGTTGTTGATAGCGTCGCATGCGCTTCGCCCGGTCTAGTTAATCCAATAACCCGAACACGCCTATCATCTGTATCAATATCCTCTTGTGCAAGACCGCGCGTCAATGTCGAACCACCATTTGTTGCGCCGAGTTCTTTCCCTTCTTCGATCCACCTGTCCAATACTTCTGAAAATTCTTGCGCTGTAGATACTTCGCTAACCAAACCCTCATCTTCAAGGCTTACATCGAAAAATATCGCCCCTGCGTCAAATACCATGTGTGGCGGCGTTTGTACGCGCAACGGAGATGGTGCTGTTAATTGTGTCATTTTTTTCACTCCTTTTCGCTAGACTACTAGCGAATGTACTGTCAGTGTTACTACGCCTCTGACCAAGCGTTGATTGTCGGGATCTCGTGGAAAAAGTTGTATAAAGCTACCATTTCTTTTCAACCAAAGAAAGCCGCTTTCGCCAACCTCTATCCTCGATCCGATCCCCTCTTGTACTTTGACTTCTAGTTGTGTTGTAATGTGATTTAGCGTCCCCGTTATGCCGACGCCAGTCGGCGGTATAATACCACCAAACTCTGTCCAAATGTTTGCGATTGTGATCGTCTCACTATTCCATGAGTTTCGTTGCACCGTGAACGTAATGTACGGAAAAGTCGCTTGTGTCGGTGCGTAACCTTCCAAAAATGCTGGGATCAGCTGTCCCTGCGCTGTTGTGAATTGACCCCAAAATTGGCGCAATGCAATTTCTAAATCATTAAAATTAGCTCTTTCACTCATCAATCACAACACCTTTCACGTCATCATACACATAACCGAAATCACTAGCGTATTGTCGATTATTTGCCTCTACTTGCTCGACCGTCATCATATCAACATCTGTTACGTTGGTTCTAGCAGGCGGTCGTTCCTCGACTCTTGCGTTCCACACTTTATAGTGCATCGTAGAAAATGACGGCATAACAGTGGCGTCGCCTTGTATGCCGAAAAACACATCATCACGATCACGTCTAAGCTTTGTTAACTCGTTGATGTCGTCTGATATTTTGCAAGTAAATCTACCACTAGTCCCGATATTTAATGCCGATGCTGCAAGTATTTCTTCGGTTCGAAACAAAGTGAAATACCCTCGTATCAATCTAGCGTCTCCATACACCCAAGCCACGTTATTCGGTGGCAGGTATAATGTCGGGATCGTGTGATAGTCTTGTACGTAATAATCTTCAAAGATACGCTCCATTAACGCAACCCTGTGAACGTGCGTTTGAATTCAGACAGACGACTTGCAAACACATCTTCCCACCCCGCAACCATTCCGTTATCATTCGTGCCTCTAGTGACGCTATACACGTTGCTGATGGTCTCAGACTTAACGTTTGTCGGCTTTGCCGCGTCGCTTTTTTGAAATTCTATGATGTCGTTAATCAGTGCGATAAAATTTCTCGGCACGTGGCAAAAGTTTATCTTAACTTTCGCTATATTCTTGTATTCGTCAGGCACATCTTCCAAATGTAAGCCGTCAAGCACTGAATAACGATACATGCCGAATCTTTGTAATAAAATGAAATTAACAAAAGCATCTTCGGGAATTTCTTCGTTAATTTCGCCGTCATCCACTTTGACAATGCGTGTTTCGGGTACAGAAACAAAAAAGTTATTTAATTTTCGACAAACTTGGTATAGTGTGTCGTTAAAATCAATCTCCATCATTTACCTCCGTTAATTTTAAGATTATTTTCGACTTTTTCGCAAATTTGAACTCATCCGCAAAGCCTTTGACCCACTTGTGTGTGTCGTTCTGTAACTTACCAGACTTTACGAGCGCATCCATTATAAATTTCTTAGAACTCGCTATATTGTCTGGGTCGCGTTGTCTACTTTTTTCAACCCATGTTATATGAACAAAAACAGGGTTTCGAATTGATGGTAGTTCGCGCAAGTAATGCATTAACGCTCGCTCTGTGCTTTGCTTGTAATTGTTTGCTTCGTACTTGTTGCGCCTGTTTTTGTCAATGTATGAATTGTAACTATCAAGTCGCATCGGGATTTCTACGATATACTCCAAGTGCATCACCTTACTTTCCGAAGTGCTTCTTTCGCAATCTGCTAGCTTTAGCACTTATAGCTTTATCACCTTGCGAATTAGCCCTGCTTATGACCGCTCTTAACATGCGGTCACTGTATTCATACCTGCCAGTGCGTGAATTCCACAATTTCATTGGGTATCTTCTGCGTCTTTGGTCGGCGAATACGTGTGCAGGAACTGATTCGCGCTTTTTTGAACCGCTTGGCATTTTTCGCCAACCGCCCAAAGTCCTTACCTTAGGCGCTGCCGCCCGTTTTTTCGTCTTCTTCTGTGCCATCCAAATCCCCCGATTTGTTTACTTTCGCTTTTGCGCACTCTACAATCGTGTCGCACGTGTAAAGTCCTAGCACAACCAGAGCCTTCACAACAATTGCATACCAACTCCCTGCAATGTCGCTAGTGTCTGCTAGCACATACAGAACGTTGGCTACGATCGCCAAAAGTGCGACAATACTTTTTTTATCAAAGAAACGTCTCATTTTTATAACCTCCTAGTAACGTCCATTCGTACAATTTCAGTTTTGTAGTCACGATATGACATCCCCCAATCATAAGGAGAAGGACTCGGATCAATGACAACAATACCATTCTCTGTTAGCATAGCACGCATCTCTATCCATCCAGAAGAACTGATCCAATTTGACCATTCCGAACCCTCTGGTACACGCCAATCAATGTATGCGTACTGGACCTCCTCTAACCTCAAATCACTAAATGCAATTGTACCTTCCCAATCTACCCAATGATTTTCTTGACCTGACCAATTTTCTAAGTTCATAGAAAATGATCTCCTAATAGCCAGATTAACCCTGTCCTCACCGTCGAAAGTTCTGTCGACCGACAAAACCTCCTCAACCGAATAAATGGTGGTCGTGAATTCCTTGTAAGGTGTGTCAAATCTGCCCTCTAATAGCGAAAAGACTGTGTTTGGCGGAAGATTTTCGGCTTCAACAAGAATTGAGCTTTTAAGCCCTTCACCGTGATCTCCTATACCAATAAGGTCATACACGCCATCTTCATGGTAGTTGATTTGCCCGCCAATCAAGAAGCTTATGTTCACCTGCAAGTCTTCAAGTTCCTGCCAACCTTGCCCCCATTCTTCCCAGTCGAAAAGTTGAGGCGAAAAAGCTACATTTATCTTATAAAGATCGACTCCCTGTCGGGTCTTAACAACCTCGACATCGTAGTCATTTAATGTGAGCATGACATAATTCTGCGACCATGTAGAGCGGTTGATCGTCATAATTTCGAATGTCAATGGCGGTTGATTATCCCCATCAACAGGGGCTATTGTCGGATTTCCTGTTAATGGGTCGTAAAAGATGAATCTGCCGATATTGCGGGGTTGCATTGGCGTTACCTCTACAGCGCCTATGTAGTTTGGCTGGTGTTGTAGATGTCCGTAGATCATTCTAAAGTTCCACCGTTCGCCAGATCGCGTAACTTCTCGACTTATTAGATTATAAGCAACCTTTTGCTCGGTCACATCAATCACATCTGAGTGCAGAACACCACTTCCGTTTAGCATTGAAATGCCAAAATCGCCTGCGCCACCACTTCCACCGACTAGTTCGCCACGGAATGTCAATCGGTTGTTTTGCTCGCCGATTTGGTTCAGAGCTGTTTTGTTCCTGTGTTCGTGCGCTTGCCCTAGTTTTGTGTCAATCTGCTGACCCGTGTAGGACAGATCGACGTAAGTTGTGTCGGTCGTTTCGACAACCGCAACTTTTTTTTGCTTCTTATCTGGCACGCAAAACACCTCCTGCTGAGTCTCTTAATGTATCCCCTTCATTGCTTCGCAACCTAGCTCTTGTGCTAGGAAGGTTAGGGCGTATCTTGTAAACCTTCACCGTGGGTGATCTTAACAACGCCAACATGCTTAACTGGGTAAACCAAATTCCAGTTTTCGCCATTTAGCAAATCTTCGATTTCTGGCGTAGGATTTGACGTTGCAGGAGCAAATGCGTTTCCTGTCCACGAAATCCCTTTGATATGCATGATAAACGTCTGACGCGTTACAAGATAATCAGAGTTTGCATCTGAGTTTCTATAAACTTCTACTGGAATTTGATCTACTGGTGTTCCTTCGCCGTGCGCGAGCGCACCTGCTGCAACTAAGTATGTCTCGGTCGTTGGTACTGTGTCGTCGACAATAATTCTGTATCCTAAATAAGTTTGGAATTCAATTTCACCACGTGCGTTCGGGATCGTTTCGATCAAATTTTGCTCTTGTAGTTCTGAATGCGTCAAGCTGTTCATGATTACCATCGTTAAGATGTCAGCATTATCACCCAACAACTGCTTGGCGCGGATTGTCATTGCAGGATTCAATGCGCCACCGCCACCATCAAATACATGTGTAGCGCTCACGCTCGGCGAATCGAAAACACCTCTTAACACTGCAATCATGAAGCGCTGACGCTCTTCAATCCACCAATCAGATTCCATGCTTGCGATAGCATCAAATGCGCTATCTCCTGCCAACGCACTAGCCAAGTTTTCGGCTGTCCATTTCTTTTCACGCATCAATTTAATACCCGTGTCCATGATTGCAGTGATTTCGCCTGCAGGTGACTCGTTGCCCGGTCGACTAATGTGGCTTGAGCGCCCTTCTAGCCTCTCCCACATCGGAATTTGTACCAAAACACCGCCCTCACTAATTCGGCGGTTTAAGATTGCGTCTTGTCTTGCTAGTCCACTGCGGTAAATGTTGCTCTTCTCAATAATCCCTTGTCGCAAGTATGGTTCGTATGTTTGCGGGATAATTACATCTTCAATTCTTGACATTCAATTCACTCCTATTTCAGATAAATCCCTGCCTGTTTTGCCAATTGCTTGGCTCGTTCGGGATTCTCTCTGTAAATTCTGTTCTGTTCAGCACCGTTTCGGTACTCTTTTAACCATGGATTTTTTTCGTCACCGCCACCTGCGGGTGGTGTGTCTGGATCATTTGATGTAGTTTTCACTTTACCAAATTTTGGTGCTAGTAATGGATCACTTTTGAACAGCCCCAACACTTTCTTTGCGTCTTTGAACTTGCCGTCGTCACCCAATTCGATTGATGAGATGTCGAAACCTCTAAGCGCCAATTGTGCGTCGCTGTCACTTAGTGAATACCCTTCTTCGTCCTTGGTCTTCAGCAAATCCAAAACTTGCTGTTTTGTTTTTTCTGCCGTAGCTTGGTTGCTGTAATCAAGCTTGGTTGCATCGTGCGACGCTTTTTCGTCTTCGTACTTTTTCGTCTCTGCATCCAACTTCGCTTTCCATTCAGTTTCGAGTTCGGCAGTTTTTTCTTTGAGTAAATCTTCGAGTTGAATCTCGGCTAATTTCTTAGCTTGCTTTTCGGCCTCCACTTTAATACGTTCGTCAACGTTGCTTTCTGCTTGTGTTTTCGCTAGTGAAAGCTTGTCATGATGCAAATTAATAATCTCTGTAATTAGAGTTTTGTTTTCTGCAATTTCATGTGTTGCAAGTAATGCCTTAACTTCACTTTGTTTCATTTGATTTCCTCCTCGGTTTAACGTGTCGACCACATATTTGCTAGATTAACGTGTTAGCTCACAATGTTTGCAGTTTAACGTGTTGCCCACAAGTTATGTTAAAAACACAACAATAACAATAAGCCCTATAACCCAACCAAGCACTATTGCACTTGCTAGTGTGATAAGTAATTTAATTTGCCTGTCCATTTTTTCAATTTGCTTGCATTCAGGTATTGGTGAATATTCATCAAATTTCATCTAATCTTCCCACCCTTTTTCAAACTCGTATCCACAACTTGGACAGTATCTAACCATCCCAATTCTTCAAGCTTTTTGCTGATGGCTTTGTAGTAGTCTATAGTCACCCTAAGCGCCCCGTAAGCACCGTCTTTTCTTAATTCACTAAAAAGCGCAACGACTTCTTTTGTTCGTTGGCAAAATACAATGAATTTTGTGGCGGGATACTTTTCATGATTGTTAAACTTCTTTTCAAATTGCATCTCACAATCACTAGCAACAAATCCGCATTCCTGAAACATTTGCTTTGCATTCATCTAAGACACCTCACTAACCCTTCTCAAACAATCAGTACAAAGTTCATCTTTATTCTCTTCATTGATTACACCGTGTTCGATAGCAGGTTCTAAATCTTCCGTATAGCACCAGTCGCATTTGAAATTATTCTCCATCTGGCAAATCCTCTAAATCATTATTCAGCCATTCCAGTAATTTAGGAAGTAATGCCATTCGCTGTTTTCTGATAACTTGCTGATGCTCATTGCCATTAATTTCGTCACTAATGATTTGCCTTGATAATTCCAAAACGTCTTTGACCAACAAAGCATGTTGTAAATCTAAATCATCTTCGCAATTGCACTCGCAACCTTCTTTTTCATCATCCGAATCACCAAATAAAGATTGAATGAAATTCCGTAGTACATGTTTCAAGAATTCAGCGCCCACTACCTCCGTACATTCATTGTCTGTTTTCCACGATTCACCTAGAAAACTTTCAACCATCATAATTAACTCTTTAATTCCCCCTTGCAACTTAAATGACGTTCTATCGCCGCCGTTTCTAAGTTTATCAACAATTAGATAACAACCTTTTTCATCATTGGTAACTATAATTTTATTTCCACTTTTTGTTGTTATTGTTTCACTTCCAAACAGATAGTCATTTTCTTGGCAAAAGTCTGTATATTCATTCATTGTTAAATGTTCGGCTTTTGGTGTTTTTAATAGGCTGATTTCTTGCTCTAAAACTCTGATTCTCTCTTTTAATTCGCTATTTTTCTTGCTGTATTCTTCATTTTGATTCAACAAATGACCGTACGCACTATCTTCTAATTCAATAAAGCGTAAGTTATAAGCCTTGTTTTCTTCAAGCGTTAATTCTAAACCTCTGTCAAAAAATTTCTTTGCTTCCTCACAGGGTAGCATATATTCAACTAACGTAGTATATCTAATAACCTTAACCAATCCTTTCTAAAACCTCATATTTTTCTTCATATCGCTCAAGTAATCATTTTTGTATTTGGCACTAACTGCATTTTGCAAAAACGGACGTTTAGGCATCTTCCACGTGCCCATAGTGACATAGATGCTATAATGCGCTATATTACCGATGTGTACTGACCTCCCGCTAACTCTAGAGCCTGCGCTTGCCCTCATGAGTCCTGTGTCGACTGCACCTATACCGCTGACTGCGCCAAATTTTGGTTGTGCGTCAATTTCGACCTTTTGCAGTCGTTCGCCAGTTGCTCCCCATGCCCCCATGAGGTCTTTAACGTTGCCATCGTACACACGTTCAAAGCGTGGCTTGTACGATTCGACCCTTACGCTGTTTACTTTTTTCGGCATTTCATCACAACCTTGTGCTCGTGCGTTCGCGTTGTGCTTCTATCTGTCTATTAATGTTGTCAATTACCAATTGCCAACCCGAATCAGGGCGCAACAACATGTAATACACACTACACAAGCAATTAATCACGTTACCTGCCGACCCGCCTTGGTCAAGCGGAAACCGCATTGCCTCACCGCCGACATCAAAATGCCCATCGACATCCACAATCTGCCCATCCGCTTCTTCGTGGTGCTCGCGTGTGGTTGGTATTAATACCGAATCCCACCGCTTTTGAGTAATTATTTGCAAGTTATCTTTGATGTCGCTTGCGCATTGGTGTTTGCCGTACTCTTGATACCGTTGGCAGTTTGTTTTGGCGTTGGTCATGGCTTTGTAGTATTGATACATCAACATCGCTAACATCACTGCACGCCAATCGACAATGCCCGTCGTTTCGTCCGTGTGTGTCGCAATTAATCGCTCTATACGCTCTTCGCAATACTTTCGCTCGGTATCATCTTCGAGCGTTAAGCGATCATATCCACGTTGTTCGTGAAAGCTTGGATACACTTCGTAAAGACTTTGTGCTATCTCCGTTTGTGTCCTCTGTGGTGGTATTTGTACATTGACACCCTCAATGGTTAATTGGGTATTGAATTGCGCAATTTGTTCGCGATAAGAATCGTGATACACTTGTTTAACCGCCTCATCAATCGCCCACACGATGCTTTCACCACTGCGGGCTAATTGTCGCATGATTGAATGCTTATTCGGTCTTGCTCCAAGTCTGAGCTTGGCAAATGCTTGTGTAGTTCTGATACTACGCTCTACTCGACTTAATCTAAATCTTGTCAATGCGCTAGTCATTGCTGCGTATCCTCGATTCGCCTTCTGACATCATCCTCTGTTTCGTTTGTCGGCGGAGCACCCATTCCTAAAAACATCGATTTGCGCATATTTTCCGCTTCCTCGACTTCCGCTTGTGACAAGAACGGAATCTTGCGCCACAAAATTTCGGCAGGTACTTCAATGTTGTAAGCTTCTGCAAGAATTTTCATCAGTGCCGATTCGTCACGCAGTAATTTAATCGAAAATTCTACAGGTTCTGGATTTTCAACACCAGAAATTTCAAGCAAATCTTTGTAGAACTCAATCCCGTGTCGGATTAGCTCGCCAACTTTGTTGACTTCTGCCTCAAATGCCATTTCGATCGCTGTAGCTGTTACGTTACCAATCGTGATTGCTGATATGTTTGTCACTTCCGCTTTCTTGTGCATGTCATTCTCTAAGCGATTAAGGGATTCTCTGTGCGCTTCAAACGGAAATTCAACCGTTTCGATCCTTGCGCCCGTCTTCCCGAGATTGTCGGATTCGACCCTCGAAATTCTTAAGGCGTCAATAACCGCCTGCGTTTCTAAAAGATCATCAACGTTCCCGCTATGACCCTCGAATGTCCAATACACGTTATGCGTTCTTTGAAATTCGTCGTGCCACATTGTATCCTCGTGGTCGAACGTGTCAATGTCTGCTTTGAGCGATCTTGTGAGCATTCTTGAGCCTTTGAGAGTTGCGATCGGCAACTTGGTGTATTCAGTGACATCACTAAGCTCCTCAATCGTCTCGCCTCGACTATTCACGCGATTGTTGCGCAAATAAGGCGTGAATACGCCCTCCGTGACGCCGCCATACACTTCATCAACGAACCATTGCGTATAACCACGATTGTCATACAGTTCGATGATTAAAGGCGCATCTGGAACAGGCATTTTGTAGAACCTGATGCCGTGCGTCATTTGCGCCGTTCTCGGGTCTAACACTTTAAGGAATTCGGTTGCTTTAAAGACTGTCATCTTTCTCTGTACTTGCAAAGCGTGGCATTCGCCGTGTTTCATCACCCACATTGCCATCTCAGCGCCTTGGGCGGTGTGATTCGGGTCTAGCACATCCTCGTGCACTGTTTTGATCGGTATCGTCCAGTGTCGATTGATTAGTTGTTTCGCAAATCGAGACGCGAAGTCGCTGTATTTGATTATTTTTGGTTTAATCGTGATTGTGCGTGTTCCATCCTCGGACGGGATGGTTACATTCTTCTTGATATCATGTGTGTGCGTTTGCTCGATGTACGATTGACATTCAAGCATTTTAAGATACTCCTTGCTCGATTGGTAAGCGTCAATCGATTTCTTGATGAATTCTACAAGTTCTGTTTCGCTCTGCGACATCGCTTGTTCTAGTTGGTTTGTGAGTATCACTTGTTCACCACCTTTATTCGTGTGTAACTAAACCCATCCGCACGGTTGGGTATTATTTTATAATTCTTTGTTGTAAATTTTCTAAGATTCTTCCACCGTAATGCGTCTTTTGTTGTGCACCTCTTTAGCAACGCCGATTGTGTGTAATACGTACCTTTCAGCATCACAAGCGTGGTCGTTCTCTTTTACAACCTCGTCCTCGCCTTTCGCTTTTGCGTGGTCTTTCCACGAATAGAGGCCTTTTTCCTCGATTAATTTAGCGCATGAGACATGTATCTTGTACTTGCCATTCACTAGTGCGCTTGATACGGTTGCGATACCGTCGAGTACTCTGTTATTTGCACCCAAAACCTTAAATTTTCTCTGTTGTCTTATTTCGACAATAAACGGTAGTGCTGACGGGTCAATGATTACATTTGTGATACGTGTGTTGCTAACGAATTTAACTAAATCATCGTGATATTGTTTTGTTGTCTTCTGCTTACTCGTTCGACCACAATGGTAGTACTCTTTGATAGCGTACCAGATGCCTGTACTACGACTTTTAGCGAACATTATAAACACTGTTGGATTGTTAGTTCCGTAATCAACGCCGATACGGTGGTCGTATAAGTCGTTTGGTAGTTCGTCGACTACGTGTACCTTTTCGTCGAAGTTTTCGTAGACAAGGCCTTCTAGCGCCTTTCTTAGCCCTAGGATGTCCCTCTCGTACCACGCCGAATTTTTGTTGTAAGTCGCAATAATGGCTTTGAGTTGTTTATTGCCGATACTCAGATTGTCGTGGATTGTGAAGTGCCCGTAATTGAGGCCGTAATCTTCGTCTTCTTTTTGTTGCTGAAAGTGGAATTGCATTAGCTCGTAATATTGATGCCCTTCCGCTTTTGGGTTCAAATCATGGAAAATACGTCGATCGAGTACGCTGATGGTTCTATCGAATGTTTCTTGTACAAACGTTAGGTCGCACTCATTAGCCTCCGTAAGGTACACACAACCGTAAGTATTACCTTTAATCAATTTCGCTGATCCTTTGTGCATGCCACCAGCGACAAGAATTATCTTCTCGCCTTTTGGCGTTTTAACAAATACGGCTCGGCGATTTTTGTATTCACCCTCTCGGTATCGACCAGCGAAGTATCTGAATAACCCGAAGCCGTCACAATCCCAAATATTGATCATCGCCGCTGATTGGGTAACACCTGCTGTTAGGTGAATTTTTGCATCGCTTTGATCAACTGCCATCCCGAACGCCAAGACGTTGAACACGTTCTTACCCGCTCGCTTTCCACCTTCGGCGACATTGAGCCAACAATCGAATGTTTGATTGATGTACTCGATGACTTTGGTATTGAAAGGTGCATAAGGTACAACGACTCCGTCGTTAAACAACGCTACTCGCTCATTTCATTGCGTTCGATAGGGTTGGTTAACATCTGCATTAACTGATTTTGGTTTGCGATTATTTCGTTGACGACGTCTGTACTTTCGTCTTTGGTCAGTTCTTTAAGTTTTGCAACTTTGATTAACCTGTCAGTCTCGGCAACCTTGCGCTTTATCAACTCCATCTTCTGTTGATATTTATATTTCTGTTTTTCGAAAGCTAAGCGTTGTTCTTCTAATCTGTGGCCCGCTGTTTCGCCGAGGATGCTTGCGATTGCTTCATACGCTTGTGGATTGCCTTTACTCGCCTTTTGAATCATACCGACAGTTATCATCAATCCCCAGTCTATTTCCTCAGTCTCGACATCAAATACTGATTGTATCTTCTTAATAGCTTTTTCATCAGTGACTTGGCTAGCTAATATTAATTCAAGTTTTTTTTTCATATCTCTTTTCTCACGTCTTGCTTTGCCACTTGCAACACCGCCTTTTCTTGCGATCTCTCTTGCTTGCTCTTTGGTTCGCTCGCTTGTGGGTATTAAATTTTTAGTTCCATCCCTCGGCATTTTATCACCTACTTGGTTTACAAATTTTTAACGACAACATTAGTTAGCGGCAGGAAGATAATTTCATATGCGACCCTCACTACCACAGTCACAAAATACATTGTCATTAGATTGCTAATCGGCATCCTTCCTAAAAAAGCAATAGGAATGAAAATAGCGCTATTAGCTAACTGACCCACCGAAGAAGCGATAAACACCCTTGACGAAAAGTTTCCTTTCCTGTTTGTTTTTAATCTTTCAAATACAATGTCGTTTAGCCAGCTCGCAAAAAACGAAGCCAATGTTGAAGCTATAAAGATTCTCGGGACTGCGCCCAAAACAATCCTAAACGCTTCGTCGTTTTGAAAAAAAACTGGCGTCGGCAATAGCAGTGTGCCAGTGTATAGCAGCACCAATAATGTGTTTATAACTATTGCAGTTGTCGCCGCAAACCTCGCTTCATTATAACCCCAGACTTCCGAAATCACATTTGAGGCAACATACGTGATCGGAAATACCAATGTACCTGCGGCTATTGTTAGATTGAATGGCAATTGTAGTATAATCCCTGCCAGTATGTTCGCCACCGCTAGTGACACAATGTACAGTGACACAAATAATGCATAAAAATCTTTACTTTTCATTTAAAACTCTCCTATTTTTTAAAGTCGTTTGTTTGACTATTTAATTCTTTTTTCATGAACTCCATCCGTTTGCCCATACCTAACCCTTTTAATGGGTGGATTGTTTTGTAATCGTTTTTTTTGAAAGCTATGTCTAAATATTTTGAATAATCTTCTCCTGCGAGAAAGATGATGTTGTCGCCTCTTTTTACCTTTCTGTGCGTTAAATTAACATAAGCATCATACGCCCAAACTTTCTTTTCTTTGGAACTCATCGTCTTTAGTGTCATATCGTAAGGGTCGATAAGGTCATCAGGAGATAAAACGCCATATTTGGCACTTAAAATGTATATTTTTTTAGCTTTTGCTGTTTCAGCATAATCCCACATGAGCTTAAACAGTGCACTTTTAGAATACATTTGTTTAGCCGAACAACGCCTTTTTTCCTTCGTTTTTGTGCAAGACAATAAATATATATCCATCTAATCCCCTTCATCCATGTAGTTTGAAAACTTTATCCATTCTTTGAAATTGTGTACCCTCAAAAGTTGTGTGCAATCTTGCCTTACACGTGTTTTCTTGGAATAAGTTTTAACCTCAGTTCCGTTAAAGTGGCACACATTACCGAACGCGTAACTCATTTTCCAACTCGTGCTGTCCACTGAGTGAAACGGATATTTTTTAAGTTCAGTCATTCCTGTCAAACCAAGACCGTGCACCTTGCAGTTGTTATTTCGAGCTATTTTTAAGAGTTCTGCAAATATTGCGTATTCGCTTTTTTTTATCACTTTCATAGCTATCCCGCCGATTGCGATATAATCATACTCTTTGGTCAAATTAATGTATTCACCTAAGCCCCTTGACCTGTGCCAAACGGGAATGCACTTCTTTTCTGTCTTTTTTTCTAAAATTTGCCGAAGCTTTTTCACCTCTTCATATCCGACAATAGAGTCTATATCTAATTCCAAGAACAACTTAATGTCGTGTTGGCTTATAAAATCAGCATAATCACTTACAAATTTATAGAAATCGATGTTGCGTTTTTCTTTCTTGCTGTTCATGAATGTGAAAGCTCCGCTGTCTAGCAAAAAAGATTCACAAAATTTTGTCTTTGAATACCTTAAAACATCATCAGTCATATAGTAAAAACTCTCCAAGATAAAACGCGGCTTATGTTCTAACAAAACATCGAAGCTAGAACCTTTGAAGCCGTGAACGGCTGCTAGATAAACTTTCATCACAAAATACCCTCGCAATGCGGGCAAATCTTGAGCGCCTCTTGCTTTTCTTCATTCTTTTCCTCGAAAAACGAATCAATATCGACCTCGATTTGCTCTACAAACCCGAAGTCATTCATATCTAGGTCGATTATCTCTGCAAGTTCGACATCTAGCATACTAAGATCCCATCGTGCGATTTCGCCGACTTTGTTGTCTGCTAAACGATACGCCTTCGCCTGTTCGGTAGTTAAGTCGCTCGCAACGATAACCTCGACCTCGTCATAGCCCAGCGTTTGCAAGGCAAGCCACCTTGTGTGTCCAGCGATGATAACGTCATTCTCATCAACAACAATTAATTGTTTGTATCCAAATTCACGGATGCTATTCGCCACTGGCTCAATTGCATTGCGATTGATTCTTGGGTTGTTTTTGTAAGGTATAATTTCCTCTACTCTAATTTTCTTAGTTTCCATTATCCGACACCCCCTTCTTTAGTTCGGCAAATCCGACACCCTAACCCAACCTGTCACTTGATTTGCCACCCCTACTCGGTTGGCTTGGTTTGTGATCCTAATGCGTCCGTTGACAACTTGATTTGACCAAATCCAATGCGCTCCTGTCCTTGTGCCCACTTGGTTACCATTCGAGCTTGCGAATAGTGGTACACTTCTCAATTCAACCCTTCGCCCTGCGTTAGTGTTTGGTGCACTCGGTGTATTGGGTGTTGTTTGCGCGCTTGTATTTGGGTTTATCCAACTACCTGCCACGTTCGGGTTGGTGGTGACATTAATCATCTTTGCCGCCCCTGTTCCGTGGGAAGTGAAGATATGGTAATTCCCGACTTCTACCCACGTGCGTCTATCACGATTATTTCTTGCATCCTGTGCGGTCATAAATCCGCCTGTGCGAGCTGTCACTCTGTGCATGTTATTTGAGGCGGTGGGTGCGTTTAAATCCGCTCTGAATGTCCTCATGTTGAAGCCAGGACACGATGTTGATTGGTTCGGAAACTCGTTGTGTCCAAGTACACGCTCGATAGGAACGCCAAAACGACCCATATTGTGCCTTACACGTTCAAGCATTGCTGCTCTTAGTGCTCCGTCGAATGGGTTATTTACGTAGTTTCCAGAAACGCAAATGTTGTAAGTGTCTTGGTTTTGACCACCTACGCCAAAACTAACTTGCGTCGGCTCGTAGTTGATTTCACAAACGACATTCCCGTTTGTATCTAGGTGCAATAGTTCGTGATAACCTCCTACCGCATTAGGCGCTCCCATGCTCGCTTGCGTTCTCCACCAATTTTCATGACTTGCCGTGTTTCTGTTTTGTTGGTTTGGTGGGCTTGCACAATTATGTATAGCTATTCTTCGAATACTACTTTGATTTCTTCTTTGGGCTATGTCGTGACCTAAAGCTTGCCCAATTCTGTTGACTATTCTCACTTTAAACCTCTCCTTTCTCTTTACCCACACCCTTGCGAAAGGACAGAAAACAAAAGTGTGGGTAAACAAAAAGGACAGTATATTTTCTAAATCTATACTGTCTATTATATTATAAAAAAGTGGCAAAAAAGTGGCGAGGTTGTTTTCGCAAAAGAAATTTTGGCAAAACAAAAAAGCCCCAAACTAGGGGCTTCATTGAGTTATATTTGTGTTGGGCAATTCTTCTATACCGTCTATATCTTCTACACCTGCCCTTATCATCACCAACGCAAATCGCAAAAGTTTGTGGATACTTGTGTTGGTGGCGTCTAAGGGTTCAATTAATTTCTGTAGCTCTTCTTTTGTCTGTTCCATGCGTTACACCCCCAAATTCATTTGAGCATTGGTGTACTTAATTGATTCTTGCAGATGAAATGGTATGCGTAGCTCTTGCACAAGTTCAATCGCTACATCGTAATGTTTACGTTTGATAGCCTTATAACTTGATACTCCAAACTCGCCTTTTATTTGCTGATACAATGCGCTATACACTTTTGCACGCATAGTCCTATCATTGTATGCCTTTGATTCTTTACCACCTAACAGCTCCACACCCTTGCGTTTCACTTGACTTGATACATTATCACATTCGAGTGGCATGAGTGGTAAACTTTCTTTGATGTCACTCACTTCGTTTTCTATCTTATCAACTTTTGTCTCTAAGCTGATAAGATATTGGAGTTGTGGAGATAAATTGCCAAAAGAGTTCGATTGTCTAAGTCGGTATTTCTTTTCAACTTCGATGAAATAGCGTCTAACTAATTTGCCACGTTCATTGCGCTCTAGCATTGCCATTTCCTTGGCAGTGTCTAGTTTTATTAGGTATTCTTTGGCTGGGCGTCCGACTAGACCTTTTTCACAAATTTGTGAAAAACTAGTGAAATCAATATTTTCAACAGCATCACACTCATTCAATCGTTGCTTAATCCAGTCTGCAAATTGTCGCTTGCTTTTGATGTATTCATGCAGCTCACGACCATTGACCACTTTCTCTCCAGTATCTGTTCCGTATACTGGCATTAACTCGTTTTCTATTACTTGTAAATTTTCCATTTTAAAACCTCCGTTTTTTTATTGCCAAAACGGAGGAAAAATGATATAATACTTTTAACTCCGTTTTGGTGTGATAACTATAATTTGTTCGGTCGGCAAACTGAAAGCAAATTATAGTTATTTTTTTATACTTTTGTAGACTTCGTCAAGCCCTTTTCTCAAAACATCTGATATTGAAAGTCCAGTTTTATCTACACAATAATCTAGCTTTTCAAGCTCTGTTTTTGACATTCTTAATCTCACAGTTTTTTCTTTAGGGTTCTCGACTTGCCCTTTTTTTCTTGGTGACAATTTACTACCCTCCTTTTATGTGGCTACAAGTATTTTAGCATAAATGTAGCTACATTGTCAACCCCTAATCTAAACTTTTTTCAAAAATTTGAAAAGCATCGGTCAGTCCAAGGCTTTTCTTTTTATTTTCTTAACAATTTTAGCTACATATGTGTAATCGGCAGGCAACCTTTTCGCTACCTGCTTTATCTTAAGTCCGTCCATGAAGTGATAAATAAACACTTTCTCCTCGATCCCGCCAATTTTCAAGTACTCGTTACGAATCTTCTTGAGTTTCGCAAGTGATTCCTTGATCTTCCCCTCTTGTGTGTTCAGATAATTCAACTCACCACGAACGATCTTTTTGCGTTCGTTGATCATCTCCAAATCTGCTAGCAGTTTTAAGTAGTTTTCCAATTATGCGTTTCCTTGGTGCTTTCAATGTCATTTGATGCCAAATCATCTATCTTCTTTCCTAACTTTTCAAGTTCACGCAGAAAGAAATCAGATTGAGTAAATTTTTCGTTTAACAATTCCCAGACTGTCGGGCTAAAAAGCCAAGAATTTGTATATTCTTTTAAAACGTGACCTTTTCCGTTTTCATCTATACCATATAATGTACTATACGACATTTCAATCATCCTTTCTAATCATTTTGATATTATTTTCTTTGCAAAAGTTTTCTGTAATTTGTTCTAAAGTCCGTCCTTTTCTAAGTTCGCATTGAATGTGATTATAAGCCCATGCGTAGCTTTCTTTAGACGATTCTGCTATAAAACGTGTAACATATCTTTTCACCTTTCGATTTCCATCTTTACACCCAATTCTAATAATTCTTGAAACTTTTTTTCTTTCGCTATCTCAAGAACTTTAATTACCTCACGAAAGGTTTCGTCATCAAGTTTGATCGAGAAGTAAATCCAACCAGATTCGTATTTATTCGAATTGCTAAAAGCACAGCCGAACACTTTTTTTCGTGGCTCTTTGGCAAACCACATTCTTTGTTTTCGGAGATAAGGGGTTTTTAAATTTTTAAGGTCATAACAAAACGAACTATACTCATCAAGCTTCTTTTTTACTAGTACGACATCCACGGATTTCATTTAATTACCTCCTTTTTTTCAGAATTAAACAAAAATAACGCATATAACTATACACCTCCTAATACTTTTCTTTCAAGACGCATCCAAGGATTATTATAATCTAAGCGATCTAGAAAATACTTATTCATGTAATTATTCATATCACACAATTGCCGTTTTGATTCCGAAGCTTTATTTCTTATCAAGGTTAAAGCTTTTTTTGTCTTAAAAATTCTAGTTATCATAAAAAACACCCTTTCTAATAATTTTGACCTTTTTCTATCAATTCCCAACCGTCAAAGTTAGTCATGACTAAGCCATAGTTCTCACGGTCTGTTTTGCTAGCTTGTATATGAAAATCAGCATCATATCCACGAATTTTATATACATTTCTGTTTTTCACTCTAATGAAAGTCTGGTCAGTTGTAGCATTATAATAACAATCAACAACTAGACCGTTTTCGAAAACGGTCATCTGAACAACCTCCATTCAAATTGTAAATTCCATGTCCACAACTATTTGTTAATGTAGACACTAAAAAGCAGGAATCAGATATTGTCAACACAGCCTTAGCAACTGTCGCCAAAACATTCGAGTCTTTTTTGAGCCTCTAGTACTCAGCATATTCTTTTTTAACACGGTGGTAATCTTCAAGCTGTTTAAAATAAAAATCCATAGCTTCTTCAAGTTCTTTATATAAATCTTTTCTTTTTTTACTTTCTATAATTCCTAACAAGGTGAATGTAACAATAACAATTAGTGATATGATAGTTATCACTTCCCAAGCATTCATAATATCCTCCTATATTCTTTATGTCTTATTGTATAACAAGCGAGTTTAATCATCCTCATATCTGCACCATGTTTTCACCATTACATTTTTCACATGTCCATTTGACGGGTTTTCTACCGTTCATAATTCGCATCATGTCAGTTAATGCTCTAGCCATCTCATCTGCTGTCATTCCTACCATTTTTTCATCATCCTTTCTTGTTTTATAATTATAAGATAACACATCCAAAAGGTATTGTAAAGCTTGTTTTTTGCTAGTACGACATCCACGGATTTCATTTAATTCACCTCTTTTAGTTTTTTTGCTATTTCATAGACGACATTAACGGTAACACTATTGCCAGCCTGCTTATATAACTGGCTATCGCTGTTAACTTTACTTGCTTTCTCAAAAAGTTCATCTGGAAAGCTTTGTAGTCTCCAGCATTCGCGTGGCGTAAGTTTGCGCATTCTTAGATCATAGTTATGCATAGAAATGTGTCCACTTTCGTTGTTTCCTCTCGGTCGTTGGAAAATATTAACAATCTTCGGCACATTTCCATGCATTTCTGCTCGTAATGTTGGGCAAATGTCTTTTAATTTGTGTTTCTTGTTAGTTCGCCCTTGGTCATCAAAAATGGCTATTTTAGGCGCATCTTTTTGAGTTGTTGTGGCGCAAAGCGTAGGACATAAGCCTGATGCATCAAATACATCGCCACTTTGCGATTTACCATTTTTCCGTATATTTCCTAGCTTTTTGATTTCTGATTTTGTATAAACCTCTCTTCCATTTCTGGTGAGAGGAAATATTTCTCGTCTACTTGCTCCTCTAAGATGTCCAATAATGAACACCCGCTCTCGGTTCTGAGGCACTCCGAAATCTTTACTGTTAAGAGTTTGCCGTTCAGTGTCATATCCCAGTTCATCAAGCGCGGAAATGATTGTAGCATATGTCTGCCCTTGCTCGTGAGATAATAGCCCCTTGACGTTCTCAAGCACCAAATAGCGTGGTTGGATTTGTTTGGTGGCTCTTGCAATTTCGAAAAACAATGTTCCTCGAGTATCGTCAAATCCTCGTCTTGCTCCTGCCACGCTAAAGGCTTGGCAAGGGAATCCTCCGCAAATAACGTCAACTGCCCCTCGCAAAGCTGACCACTCTTCGTCCGTGACTTTTGTAATGTCATGCGCTGTCCACTCTCCTTCTGTATTGTACATAGCTTCGTAGCTTTTTCTAGCAAATTTATCTATTTCCGCATATCCAACACACTCATGTCCCGCCTTTTCGAATGCATGACGGAAGCCGCCTATACCTGCGAATAAATCAAGGAATTTCATCATTTAACATCCGATCTGTTTTCCAAACAACCAACTCTTTTACTTTGGTTACTTCTTTGCAAAAGCCTTTGTATTTTTCCAAAAAAATAGCGTAGATGGCGACAGTTTCGCTTTCGTATATTTTTTTCGTTATGTATCGATCATACATCATTACAACCACCCCAGTTCTTGGCATTTCTTGCCGATCGCATTCAAAGTTGAAATGTTCACAACTACACTTGAATCTTCGTCATCGCACATTTCAAACTCAATTTTGTTATTCTTAAAAATGGTCAATGTCAACCCTTGTATGTGTTTTTGGTATTGAACAAACCCTTTTTTAATTCTAGGGTGTGTCCAACCATCTTCTAAAAACATTTCATCTGCCGTTTTAGAAACCACAGGCGGAAACAAAGATAACTGATTTTTTGGAACGTATAATTTATTTTCTTTCGTCTCTTTAGTTCCGTAGCGCTTATATAGTTCGTTAACAACATGGTCTTCGAAATAACACGCTCCATCATTCCACGAACCGAAAATTTCTTCAATAACTTCTTCAATTTGTTTTTTAGTCATTTTCTTTCCCTCTTCCTTCGTTTAGCCAGTCACAGTACTTTTGGCAAAGGTCTTTGCAACGGAAATATATCTTACTTTTGTCTACAAAGTCTTTTTCGCTTTCTTTAAATTTGTGATTTTTGGCGATTTCTGTAAAATTCAACCTGCCATCTTCGTACCTAAATGTAACATCTGACCACTTAAATTCAATCTTGCAAATGCACATACTCCTAACTTCGTGAAAACCGCTATAGGTGTCACAATTGCATTTTTCATATAAATCTTTACCTGATGGAGACTGAAACTTGATTCTCCGTGAATTATCGCATTTATCACATTTCGGATCTGCAACGCTTCTTTCGAAAGCATAATAAATAGTTTCTTCAATGCGCTTTATAAGTTCTTTTGTCGTCATGTTTTTGATATCTTTTTTAAGTTCCGCTTCTTTTGTTATAAGCGCACGTTCTTTTGTTAAGTATTCTTCTTTGATTTTATTAAAATCACGTTTAACCTCTCGCAACGCTTGGTTCTCTTTCCTTAGCCGTTCAACCTCTTTCGTGTGTTCTTCCTTGATTGATTCGGCGAGTGACTGCTTAAATTCTTCAACCATTTCGTCAAACTCGCTAGGTTCGTTATAAAATTCATCATCATAATACATCTGCACTTTCCTCCTAAGTAAAATGTGGCAGAACCACCAGTTTAAGTTCTTTATTTTGTATATTTTCCTTAACGAAATTACAAATCTCGCTATCGGTATCGGAAAATACAAATTCTATTTTTTCTTTTGCTTGTTTAAAAAGTGTTTCTATTTCGGTAAAGTTAATTTCTGTTTTATCTTCGTATTTACACCCATAATAAGCGTCGAAATCATTAATATTTATACCAACATATAAATATTGCCCACACATGCCGTCTTCAATGATACCAACGCCACTTTCATGATTACGATAACTGTAATCATCATAGTCGTGGTCGTCAAGTGCACAAAAATCTTTTCTTTTGTCTGATATATCGAACCCTACAAATGTAAATACATTTAAGTCTAAACTCATTTAATTCACATCCTTTCAATTATTTTTAGGTAGTTCGGTAATGGGCTAATTACTTCGTGCACCATCATCATAATTTCAGTTCGCTTCTGTTTCTAAAAATATGCCAGAATCTCCAGCGAAGAGTCTACTTATTTGATAGCCGCCACGTAAACAACCATACTTTTCCTCGTCTTCGTTTTTCTCAAAATGAAAGTCAAGAATATCTTTCACGTGGTTTTCGTTTTTTGCAAATAACACAATGCTAGCAACGTGATCTTCGCCTGCGCTACTCCAGATAGGGTGTACTATAAATATGTTTTTGTTTAATCCAAACAGCCCGTCTATCGAAAAATCAAAAACACGTGCCAACTGCACTAGATTTTTTAAGTCTATAAGTCTGTCACCATCACGCCAACGCATCACGGTTGATGGTGACACGTCTAGCATTTTAGCTAATCGAGTGAGTGAAAGATTGTTATCTTTCAGTACCTCTCTTACTTTATACGATATTCTTTTTGTCATATCAATCCCTCGCTTTTCACAACTTTTTAACAACTGCCTACATTACAACCACACGACACTTTAGGATGTGGTCTAAGTGGTAAATTTAGGCTATTACAATCAGTGCGACTAATAATATTGCTAATGCTACGAATTTTTGCATTTGATTAGTCCTCCAATTCTCGAAACAAACAATAATCAGTTATTTTGTTTTGATCAAATAAAACAAACCAACAATCGTTATCATCATCATACAACGTCTTTTCCAAAGATTCATCAGTTTCTTCACACCAACCGCTAAACAAACTTTCAACGTTGTCATCCACTGATGTGTTTTTAAAAATGAAGTAAGGATACTTGTCTACATCAATTTCCTCAATGTCTTTTGCAATTTCACGAAATCTATCGAAGTTATCACTAGTGTAAACCTCCCTTTTTGATGAATATTGCCTTTGGACACTAAAACCAATATATCTTTCAATAAAGTTCTGTATTGCACTCACTATAATCTCTTTATCTTCGCTAAAGATACCTCTTTGCATTGTCAATTCCCAGATATGCCTTTCAAAGTTGTCAACCTCTAGGCTATCAACCGTTTTTTCTAATTCTTCTATCCCAAGGAGGAATCCATTGGGGATCGAGAATTTTTCAGCAAGAATGTCCCATACTTTTGGCGAAAAACTCCATGAATTGCGGTACTCTTTTAGCACTACCCCTTTTCCATCTACATCTACCCCATACAAATAACTATATGACATATCCTTTCACTCCTTTTTAGCCAATAGAACCAACAAAATAAAGATCGATGCGATTGGCCAAATCAGCAAACCGCCAATGAACACTCCAAATTTACTTCCTATATTTATTTCTTCAATTCTGTCAAAACGTCCTATTTTCATAGTAAATAACTCATTTTTTTCCGCTTGATAAAACGCAAATGAGAAAATAACCATCCCTAGAAATATATAAATTAACAATCATTCCACAACCTTTCACGAATCACATCAAATTTCACTGATTGATATTGAATTGGATTTAGTCCGTCAGTGTATGTTAGGTTTCTACTCACCATCACATAGAATGTGTTTCTCACTGCGAATATCCATAAACACAGTATCTTTGTGTTCTCGATCAAACCAAAACATTCTACTTCCACAACAAACATCAAGTATTTTCTTCATCTACACTCCTCATTTCATTTTCATGGCTCTCTCTAGCTTCAAATCCATTTTTAAATCCATCAGACCAAGCTTCACCTCGACCCAATCTCCCTAAGACGTAGCCAACACCAAAACACATTAAGATTGCCAAAATAGCTTCAATTGTTGTTATTTCGTTAACATACATCACTTGTCCCTCACCATAAACATCAAGTTTCCGACTTTATCTTCCTTGACATTTGCCACCTCTTCGCTGATATTCTTGCCACCAAACTCCATCAGCTTAATTTGTTCAATCATGATTTCAACATCAGCGATTTCTTCGATTAAGTTCGTGATGGTTTCATGTGTTGCCATTCCTAATTTGTGTGTCTCAAGAATGTATTTGCTACATTCCTTTATCACTTCTGCAAACTCTTCCATGCTTTTGATGAGTTGCGCTTCAATTCCCCACTTTTTGATTGCTTTTGAATATATTTCTTTGTTTGTCATCATGTTCTTGCACTCCTTCATTAACTTACTTTCAAAATGGCAACTCCTCGTCCCGAATATCGATTGTTGAGTTATAATCGGGCATATTATTACCACCAAAACCTTGGTTTTGGTTGTTATTTTGTTGTTGAATGCGTGGCTCTAAGAAGGTAACATTGTTCACAATCAAATCGAGTGTATACGTTGTACCACCTTGATTATTTGCGTAGCTCCCACTTTGAAAATTTCCGCTAACCCCTATCCGTTGCCCTTTTCTAAAGCTTCTAGAAATTAGTTCGGCTGTACTCCCGAATGCTTGGCATGGGATGAAATCCGAATCGTATTCATTTGTTTGTTTGTTTTTGAAGCTCCGCGTTATCGCAATTCTGAACCTCACAACCGATGTCCCGTTTTGCGTCTGTCGCAATTCAGGATCAACGACAAGACGTCCAATTCCGTTGAAATTATTCACTTCCAACACTCCTTTCGACAATGGCGACAACTTTTTCAGGACGGACGTCTAATGTGTAATGCTCTTTGTTTTCGTTCATTTAGGCATCCCTCCAAGTCCAAGCATATCGATTAAAATATCTCTTAGCTTTAAAGCGTCCATTGCGTCTAACCTGTAACGGTATTCTGCACGATTAACATCATCATGCGAGCCTTGTGGTATTTCATCTGGATTGTGTTCGAATTCTAGTGTCACTATGTCACGACTATTATCGCTATCACAGCCCCACACCAACCTAGTCACATAAATATTCCCGCCCGTTCTTTCGTGTAAAATTTTATTTTCTTCGTCACTATCGTAAACGATCATCTTTTTAACCTTCCTTTCAGATTAGTTTTTTTAAGAAGCTTTAAATAACCAAGTGCGTAATTCAGCCCGCTAAGTAAATTTTGTTTTTTTTCTTTTGCTATCACTATCTTTAAAGCTATTGCGTTAATATTTTTGCTTTTTAAATATTCTGAAAATAATTCACCCTTTTCGATGAATTTCGAAAGTTCTAAATCATTCGTTATCTCACAAAATTCAGCCATCGAAAAACCCGCATTTAAGAAGAATAAAATCTCTTCTAAAAGCCTAATTTGTTTTTTGAGTTTCACTTTTATTCCTCCAACATCGCTTTTAGTTCATCAACTGACATACCTTTTAATGCATCGTTTTCTTTTTCAGCGATGATATCAAGAATTAGCTCATTGTGCCTTTTTTTCTTAATACGATTGCTCTCGCGGTTTTGGAGTGCTATTTTATCCTCGATAATTTCACGCACAACAGCTAGGCGAACCTCGTCATTATTAACTTTTGACACTTTACCGAAATATCTATCCTCAACCTTTGAATTTTTGACAGCTTCGCTCAACGATATGTCGAGCTTATGCAAAATCCCATTTTTCACGAACGGTAATTGCCAAAGTGCAGCAATGCCTAACTCACCTTTCTCTGTTGTAAATGTTAAATTTAATTTTGTTGCTATTTTAAAATAATTTTCCATTTTTTAAACTCCTTTTTTTATTACTTTAGTTCCACAATGAGGGCAAAACCTATGCGATACAGTCCTCCATTGTTCGTAAGATTCACTACCCCCTACAAAGATTTCGCCTGTCCCCTCTGCGTACATTACTTTTTCATTACGGTTTCCACAATATCTAGTATGTTGACAGTATTTATCGGATACATATACAGCCTCATTCATCCTGCTTCCTCCTTAAAATAATCTTAATTGCGTTACTTGTAAAGCCTTGTTAATCCTCGCATTTCCGATTTCGCAATAGTTTTCATTCAGCTCGAAGCCAATAAATTTGCGTTGCAAATTTGCACTGGCTACACCTGTCGAACCAGTACCACTAAATGGGTCAAAAACCAAGCCACCCACTGTAGAACTATTGCTAATGAAAATTTCTAACAAGTTCACAGGTTTTTCGGTTGGGTGGCTCATATTGTTAACATTAACCTTTTGGCAGTTTATCACATCTGGAATTCTCTTGTTTAGTTTATGTCGCCCTTTATGCCCGAACAAAACAAGTTCGTACTTAGGTGCATATGACCCTTTGAGGTCACCACTTCCGTGATTGTTCTTATTCCATATTAATATATTTTTTAGCCTGAAATGCCGTTCAAACTCTTGCTTGAAAAAGTCAACGTGATGCCAGCTGCAGAACATATATATTGCAGTGTCATCCTTTAGAACACGATACGCCTCTTTTAAAAATTCTTTGATAAGTTTGTGCCCATCAATATCATTTTCGATTTTTTCAAACTTATTAGTCCTCCACGCGGATTGATAATCTATCAAGTATGGCGGGTCAGTCACAATCAAATCAACACTTCCGCCGTCCATCTTTCGCATGCCTTGTATGCAACATTCGTTTTTGATCATTAGAATTTAATTTTAATCACTTTATTCCCATTGATGCGTGCCATTATGTCATTTTCAATCGTAGACGAAAAGCCAAGTCCAGAAAGCTGGTTTTCAGTGTATTCAGCTTTCATTTTTGAGCCAAGCACTTCGAACACTTTACGATGTTCGTTTAATTCATCTTTCAAAAATTCGTTGTAAAAACCTCTAACTGGCTCTGGGTTTTTACAGTTTTCAAGCATGAATAAATAGTGCTTGTTGCTGTTTTGTGCCTCCCAGTGATTCGGCGACAATGTCATTAAATCAACTTTGTGGAATTGTTTTGTAGTCAAATTCCACTCTTGTTTACTATCGCTTGAGAGTGGCAGGCTATAGTTTTTATCAATCACGATTCCTTTGTCATGAGAGTAGTTAAATGTAGCAACAACTACATTATAATCCACTCTTGTATCATATTTAAATGACATAATTTCGCCCAAAAACTCAATTTCAACAACAAATCCTACATCAATACTTTCGCGTCTTTGAAATTGGTCAACAACGAGTTTGTATGTTCCTTCAACTAAGTGTTTTCTGTCGGACACAAAGATGTTTTCGACCGCCTTTCGAGTGCCACGACCACCAGCGTTCATATCTACGTCAAGTTTTAAACCTGTCCTCCGACACATTTTTTCTCTGAAGTATATATGTCCACCTTTAGGCGTGTACAAGTGCAAGTCTAAATCATCATAATTAAACCATGATAAACTTGCTCTAAAATCGCCCATTACGTTTCCACCCGCTTCGCGGACGCGTTCTTTAATACTGTCGGTTGCGCCACCTTTGTAATCCCATGTGAAATTGTTGTTCCACTTTGTTATTGATGGTGCTTCTGGTTCAACTGGCGCAACTAGAGTAACCAAATTAGGTATATGCTTGTTTTCCAAAAATAACTCTAGTTTTGTTACTCCCTTTAACTCGTTTTTAATAAAATCATCGATACTAATTTCGCCAACACTTAATGGTGCTTTTGTATTAGACTTTGTTGGTTTTAACATGTCAAATGGCGAATCATTAAGCACTTTTTTTGTTGTTTGATCAGCGTATAAGACTTGATTTATAGATATATCACTAGCCTTGGCGTGTCTCCTTGCTAGTGAGTTCTCTAGCCCTAATTCTTGCACTTTTTTCTGTGCTTGGTCAATCATCTTTTGCGTGATTAGCGCTTTAGGGCGCTTGTAATTCGTCGGTGCTACCATATCCTCGTATTTCTTAACAGCAACCTCCAAACTGTCACCGTCTTGTATGTTTTGCAGCAGTTGCCCGATTGTTGTGTTTCGGAATCGTGCATAACCATCGTGTAAATTTTTAGAACGAACCCACATCCAAGCATCTTTGTTAATCGCTTGTTTGTATTCTCGCAAATCTTCGCCAAATGATTTAAGCGCGTTCAGATGTTCTTCGCCACGATACAGGTTGTTGTCTTCTATCAACCCAATAACTTCGTCAACTGTCGATTTACTAATTTCGTCAAGCGCTCTTTTAAATGTTTTGTGATTGTTATTTAATCTTCCGATTTTTGTTTGTTTTACATGCTTATCTATGTAAAACATGTTGTCTATTTTTGCATAAAAATGGTTGTACGTCACAACCTCGCCATCCTCGATGGCATTGTTTGATTTGTTACCAACGACGTGTGTTTCGTGCAAAAAATGTGACAAAACAGGCGCATCATTGACTAGTTCACTCATTTCTTTAGCAACTTTATGATAGTGCTGTTCAATGTCTGCACTATCAGGAAAATCCCAAACATTTATTTTATCTCCGTTTTTATCAAGCAAAACAACATTCCCTACTTGCTTGATAAAACTTCGGCAACAGGAGCAGTCATAAGTTTCCCTAACTTTGTGGATAGGGTTGCTTCCGTGCGGGAATGCCGACATATAAGCGTTCCACATTTTCTCTTTTTCAACATTGACTTTCACCAAAACGAAATTTTCATTTTCCTTGGCTACTTTTTGCATGTCGCTAAACCTTTCGCGAACCAAATCTCTAAAATTTTCAAACATTTTTTATCTGTCCTTTCTTTTTTGTTCTTCTACAAGAAGTTTTGTCCAAATATCCTTTCGAAATCAAACTCTGGGTATTCTTGTTCAAAGCACATTTGCGCCAATCTCTTCAATCTCAAACTCTTCTCGTAGTTTTGGTGTACTGCATCGCGGTGAATGCGGTGGCAATCGTGGCAGAGTGGGGCTATAAGACCATATTCGGTGCTCTTATCACGTTCACTAGCACCAAAGATATGATGCCTTTCCACACCAAGACGGTTACCGCACTCGATACATATGTCGAGGATGTTCGTTATTATCGAATGCATCTAAATTTTTCTCTTCCATCCCACGCACCACATTACTAATAGCTCGTTGTATAAATCTGTTGCACGAGCATACAAATCACCAAATGCTCCATACTCATAATGGGTGTGGATATCAATTCTTTCGTGCGCAGAATCAAGCAACAAAATTACGTTTTGCGAGTGTTTGGAATATTTCGAACTTTTGTCCGCTTTCGATAAGTAAAGTTGCATAAGTGTCCATGATATCTTGATTTAAAACTTTGCTTATTTCGGCCATTTTCTTCCACAACAGCGCATTTTGTGGATTGGTCTTCTTCGGCACTCGCTTTTCGATGGTCGCTACGAAATACTCGTTTGGATTTGATTGTGAAAGACCCTCTAATTCTCGACCAACACGCTCCGAAAGATTGAGTGGTTTATCTGTGAATTTCTTCATCGCTTTTTAAATCTTGCGTGTAGGATGAGTTCAAATTCACAGATTTTGTCTGTGTTTTCCTTAAGTCTTTTTTCGTCATGTTTGAATAGTTTCCATGTATTCTGAAATTCTAGAAGTCTTATGCAACTTCTGATTTCCGACGTTTTCATGGTATCCATGTTGACGGTTCTTCCATTTTTTTTCCTCCACTGAAATTTTTCCAATGTTGATCACTCGCTTTCGATTCTGTGTTTTTTGAACAACCCCCATAATTCGTTGTTTGATTTTAGAAACCTGATGAATTCAGCAAGTTCACGTTCTACAGATTCGACACAAGAGCGGTCATAATGTTCGCGGTGTACGTCTTTAAAGTCGCAAACTAAATACTCGAATTTATGCGCCGTTTCATCCATCCACAAGTAGAACGGATGTTGCGAATTATCTAGATACTTTCCGTAATCGTATGTCTTCGTAGTTTTGATATCGTAGATTACCCCCTCTTTTATGTAATCGGCATAACCTACAACCAAGAGGTTGACCCCCTCAATTGTTACGCGTTTGGTAAGCTTGACTTGCTTTACACCCTCCCAGACAATCTTACCTATGTCTAAATGCTGTTGCGTTACGCCATCTTTTTCACATGGCGGTCTACCACCAATTTCCACAACGTGATTAACCACATTCTCAAATTCAATACCTTTTAACATTGCCTCATTGGGTGCTGTTCTAACACGTTTTAAGGCGTTTAAAAAGTCATTGTATGCTTGTTGTTCATATCCATCATGAGCTTTGAAAATATAATTGTATGCGTTTATTAAGCTAGGTGATATACTGTACGTTGGGCTACTCATCAGCAGACTCCATTACTATTTTTTCTTCAAATTGCTTTGTTTCTTTGTTGTATGTTAAATCCAATTCTTGCGCTCTATTTGCATACAACTGACGTAATTCTGTTTGTGATGTTAAAGCATGATCAATCAACTTTAGTACATCTGCAACAAGGTTAAATTCATCCGCATTGTGCGAATTAGCAAGCGTCTCTTTGCCTTTTTCCATTGCAACAGCATACTTTGCTTTTTCTTCGGCAAAGATTTCAGTTTCAGCTTTCAGGTTTTCTTGCATTTTATCAAACATATCGGATAAAAATGTATTAGGTGTTTTTTCATCTAAATACGGCACCTCTAACAGTCCGTTAATTCCGTGTGTTCCTTTTGCTTGATACAATTCTGTTGGTGAAAATCCAAGCATACGATTATTGCCATCAATGTAGTAGTATGCTCCTAAATCTACTGATTGCCACACTAACGTTTTAGCCGAACCGTCACACATTAGACGTTGTGCTATAACTTCGTCACGACCAACTTTTGTACGTTCTTCTACTGTGTGGAAAATGTAAATAACATTCTTGTTTGCGACTTCTTTTAAGTAGTTCGTAAGGCGTTGGAATTCTGTTTTAATCACCCCGTAACCTTTCATGCCAACCCCGCCACTACCGTTTCCGTTTTTTGGGTTTTGGGCAATCGCCCATTGCCCCATCGCTGTAATAAGTGACCCGCCTGTATCAACGATAATCGTTTTAAAGCGTGCCATTTCTGGGCTTTGTAAGTCTTCTAGAAACTCACCATATCCGCTACATTGTAGTGTTGTTTTCCTGTGTTGCGCTTTGACACGACTAATCCCTTTATCAAAGTCAACTAATAGTGCATCTGGTGCAGACAGTGCAAGCGTCGACTTCCCAACACCTGGCTGACCACTGATTATCGCGCTAAAATTCTTTCCCGTAAAATCCATCTCGTGAATTTCAACAAATGCCATTTTAATCATTCCTTTCTTTTGTGCGTGTATTAACGCCTAATTTTCGTGCGTTTTAAGCACCAAAATCACCTCTCTAGTAGTCAAGTACTAAAAAGTGCTTTTCGTCGCTCTATGGTGCTCTTATTTGCGTTTAAAGGCTATTCAAGCAGCTCGGCAATCTCTTCTTTCAACTGTAAAATGTGATTTCTGTATTCTTTCACACTTTTTAGCTCTTTTTCGCACCAAAGCGGGTCTTTTTCGATTATGTACTTTAAAGCATCCTCAACGCTTTTGTGGTGCGTTTGTTTGTTGTAATTAATTATTTCCTCACCTTTCTCATCAATCTTGAAAGGCGCAAGGAAAATTTGATACTTGTCGTTTGAAATTTTCCAATCACGGATTTTTATGTTAATCATCCCCGCCACCCACCTTGTCCCAATCAAAGTTTTCTAAAATGTCCCACACTTTGGCCACTTCTGGACTCCGCCAAGCCGTCATAGCGTATGTGTGGGCTTTTTTGGTGTAGTGGTGTTGGTTTTGGTCAATATGTAACTTACACGCCTCTTTTGTCAAAAAGAATGTGTTAGATACATTTACAGCTATTTCAGCTTCTGAAAATAGCGTGAATTCATCTTGTTCATATGCTTCGACCCAATCGACTATGTCTTGATCAGTTTCGGCTTTTTCTAGTTCTCGGATTTGATTGACAGAAAATATTTCTCTGTCATCCTCTTCGAGCAAGTTTTCTTTGTATTCTTGCATCGAATAAGATTCATGAGCATCTGGAAGGTAGATGGCTGTTCTTTCACCATGGTCATCGGCAACGTGTTCCCACTTGTAGTCACGCACCACCCAAAATCTCGGCGACGCCTGCGAGTCGTAGTCGTGTTCGCTCTGGTGCTTGAGTTTTGCTTGCAATTCTTTCAAAAACTTAATTTCTTCCATCAACAATCACAACCCCCCTTCCACGGACAACACTGTGGTTCAAATTCTTCTTCATAGTCATCACTTAATTTTCCGAATCGTTCTTCTTTTTCGATGTAATCGTTCCAATCGTTCACTTTTCTACCTCCTGCAAAAAATCTTTCAACACCTCTATCATCACTTTAGCCCTGTGCGGTGTGTAAACCATCTCGATAAAGTCGATGGTTGTTCCGCCCAAAGTGCGCTCCACACGGTGATGGAGGTTGTTGTTTTTTGTTTTTGTGGTGTATTTACACCCGTACCCTGCATCGCTTTGCACGTCAAAGCTTACAGTTTTAATTGAACGTTTATCAAGGCTCATGTAGTCCAACTCCAAACTTTTTTTTCATTTCGTTAATTCGCTTAACTGCCTCAATGTCCGAGCTACTTGTCTGCTGTGTGCCATTGAGCCAATCAGGCGTTGGTTCGACTTTTTGGTATTTTGGCTTTTTTTCGTTCAAATCGAAAACATCAGTCCAACCCGCTTTACTGAACCACGTGAACGAGTTTTTCACGTATTGCATTTCAGGTTGTTTTTTAGCAATGTAATCGTTGAGGTGAATTAAGCCACTTTTAACCTCCTCGAAACTGAACTTTTTTCTATGCACTTTGTAGTGCATGAAACAGTCCTGCATATTCCTTTTTTTTGGAGGGTATAAATCCCACAATTCACGAAATTCATCTTCAAAAGTTTTTGATTTTTCTATCTCGTTTTCCATCTCATCATCTTTTTTCTGCTCTGTTCTCTTCTGTTCTATACTGTTCTCTTCTGTTCTATACTGTTCTATTCTATTCTCGCTCAGCATTTGCTTAGCATTTGCTAAGCACGCTTGGATCAATGGTTTTGGCGGTTTTTCATTTTTAGGTTGCTTAGCACTTGCTGAGCGGATGCTAAGCGGATGCTGAGCGGATGCTGAGCAGGTTTTATCACTTTTTAACACATATCTTTCATCTGATATAGACAATAAGCTAAGTTCATTTAGGAACTCTGTCTCTTTAATTCGCCTAGTATCAAGCCAATTATTTCTGTGCCAATCTGTGATTACAATCACCCCCGATTCGAAGTAAATTACATACCCTTTTGCAATCAAGATTTTGAGGTCGTCTTCTGTACCCCCTTGCGCCCTCATTACCCTGCGTGGCGACACAAAGCCCTTGTCATCTGCTTCCATTCCAAGAAGGAAGTATAGAGCTTTTGTCGTTAAGGGCATATCAGCAAATTTATCGGTGTCGATAATTGCTTTATCAAACATTCTCTTGCTTGCCAATTGTTATTTAAACCTCGTTATCGAGACTTTTTAGCATTTCCCACATTGCGGTGTCTCTTTTTTTCTTTTTTTCTTGCGCCGCAATTTCAAGCATCCCCTGCCTGATTTTGCGTGCTTTTTTTTTGTTTTTAATCTTTTTGATGAAGTTCATCTGCGCCTCTCCTTTCGCCCACATACCCTTTTAAATTTCCAATCACATGGCGGACGGTGTCAGATAGGTTCTCGCTATCAAATTTGATTGGTGCATCATATAATATGCAACCGTTTTGTGCGACCTTAACCTCTATTCCGAGACCGCTTGTGAGCATTTTGGCGTCATATGCACCTTGCTCGTTAACAATTAAAACAAGTTTGAGAACGTCATGGATTGATGTCATGTGTTTCATCACTCTGACACCTCACATTTGACAAATTTTTCGAACTCATCTTCTATAACTTGAATAAGCAGCATATACTGCTTATTAATTTGGGTGTTGTTTGCGTGAACTTCATTGACTTTGTTTTTGAATTCTTCTAATGACCCCACAAAGCACCCCCTTGTTACTTCGATTGTGTTCTCCTTGGTCATGTAAGCAGCTAAATCGCCATTTTCACTACCTACACCGCACGCCAAGAACCACATCTCTTGATTTCGAATGACAGCATCGCCACGAATGACACCGCCACTAATGTCACCGCCACTAATGTCACCGCCACTAATGTAGCCGCCACGAATGACAGCATCGCCACTAATGTAGCCGCCACTAATGTCACCGCCACGAATGACACCGCCACGAATGTAGCCGCCACGAATGACAGCATCGCCACTAATGTCACCGCCACGAATGACAGCACCGCCACTAATGTAGCCGCCACGAATGACAGCACCGCCACTAATGTAGCCGCCACTAATGTAGCCGCCACTAATGTCACCGCCACTAATGTAGCCGCCACGAATGACAGCATCGCCACTAATGTCACCGCCACTAATGTCACCGCCACTAATGTAGCCGCCACGAATGACAGCATCGCCACTAATGTCACCGCCACGAATGACACCGCCACGAATGTCAGCACCGCCACGAATGTAACCGCCACGAATGTCAGCATCGCCACAATTTTCAATGTTTTTAAAACTTTCGACGAACGCTCCGTATTCGCCTTTTTTGGTTTCTCCTACATCATTTGTCGCAATGATGCGATAATAAACGATACCATTTCGCTCCTCACTTATATTCGTGAGTTTCCAATTTTGTTTTTCCATTTACTTTACTTCCTTTCCTTTCTGTGGTATAATGATATAAATATATATATCACCCCCCCTGACATCGTGCGCTAACACGATGTTTTTTTCTTATTCGTCAAGCCGTGCCTTTGTCCCTTTTTTCGTCTTCAATAAGGCTATACTTGACTTGTTGGTTATGGCCTATGATACCCGCTTCGCGTTCGTGTTGCGTCTTGATTTCAGCCATAACCTCCAACAATCTTTTTACATTTGGACGATCCGACATCCTGATCACCTCCTACTGGATTAATTTTTCTCCAGAAAGTGCTGTTATGAAACCGAACACTTTGCCTTTGTTTAGGTCGTCCAGTTTCAACAGTTTCTGGTGGATGAAGATTGTATCCTTAACAGTTTCTTCTAGCTTATCCGCTTGGATTGCACTTTCTAAAACTGTTACATTCTTATTTTCTGCTTTTTCCATTTACTCACCTCCTTTTATGTGTTTATCAACACATTTAACTTTGTCGCCATAACCAACAAACTAAATCCGTCCCTTGTTATCAGGTATTCGGGATACGGTTTTGACCTGACATGTATAATGTACGTTTCAGCTTCATCTACCAAGTCAACCATCCTTGATAAATCAGTATGCTCAATCCATTGCGCCACCTCTTTGGCAAGAAACAATGGTTCTTCCGTAGTACCATAGATATTCATTTGATTATCTAAGACACTGCGTGTTTCTAATAATTGTAATTCGTTCATTTTAGCATTTTTCAATTACATCAACTTGACATTCCTAATTAAATTCATCGCTCAACCAAAACCCGCCATGAATTTTATGAAGCAATAGGAATAACTCGCCTAATTCTTTTTCGTGTGTTATTACATTCTCTGCATCTTCTGATATAGCGCTATGTAGATGCTGTATCAGTTCTTCGATTTCAAATTTCATCTTTCCACCTCTTTCAAATTGTCTAACGGCACAAGGTAAGTTTTTCTGATCCCTTCACAACGCACTTCAGCGACTTTTATAAAGCCGTCCTTTTCTGGTCTATACCACTCGCCAGCCCACTCGGTATAGCAGTGGTCATACCATAACTTGCTATGTGTTTCAAAAATACCACAAAATACACCTTGCTTTGGCTTTTTGAATTTGTGTATCATCTTGACGTTGAATGATTCATCTGATTCAATTCCACGTTGTTCCATGTTACGAATAACCGCATCTAAATCGGCGTTCTGAACATTTACAGTGTTTGTTGAATCAACTCTGTACTCTTCATCAAATGTGACTAAATCACCAAATTTAATCATTCAAATAACCTCCATTCAAAAGTTCATCTATCGAAAAATCAAACATTGCTGACAATCTCGCAAGATGTTTTAAATCTATTACCACTTCGCAATTACACCACCGCATCACTGTTGATGGCGATACACCTAGCATCCGTGACAGTTCACGCATTGACAAATTTTCAGAAACTAGTATTTCATTGATTTTTTTAGAAACATTAGTGGTTACTATTTTCGAAAATTCATTATCATTGAAAAATAGAATTGTTCTTTTTAATCTTTTAACAACTGGATGTTTGTTGTAGTCCACGGTGTGTTTTTTGTTCATTATATCAATCCCTCCTAATTCGCAAAAAATTCATATAGCATATGCAACAAGTAGATGACCAGAAAAACTGGAACAGCAAATATCCAAAGAATGCCAACGATAAGCGCTGCGAAAAGCGCATTTGCAAAACCGATTTCGTTTGGATAAAATCTATTTCTGTCTTTCTTGTCATGAATTGCACATGCGGTTAGTGTTACTAAAAAACACACAAACCCAACAATTGGATACCACATCAACTTTCACATCCTTTTCTTACATTTTACTTTTTATGCAACATCACGCTCAATCATTGGTAGGATGTTGTTCTTTTTGAACAATTCATAAATGAATAGCCTACCCTTCTGCGTCCATTTCGTATTCATAGCAACACCACTACTTTCGCCACAACTTCTCGTGATGTTGATTGTTTCTGAATGGGTATACCCGCATGAATGATACTTGCTGTAAAGCAACCATTGACCAGACTGTTTAAATTGCACTTTAAGCTCGTGCAGTTTTTCGTTCATCGCTTTCGCACTCATGCCGTAATCTTTAGCAATTTGTGTTACTGTTACTAAAGATTTGCTCTTCAAAATTTGGTCTAAGTAATCAGCCTTGGGCTTGAGTTCGCCAATGATTTGGTCTTTCTGGGTGTTTTCAAGCATTAGTCGCTCGTTGACCTCTACTTGCTCTACAAGGTGCAGTAGTGCTTCTTTGTAGTTAGTTGGAAGTTGGTTGTTTTTGTACTTCTTTTCTATTTTAATGAAATATTTCCGTACCTCCTTGCCCTTTTCTGTTTTGGATACCATGGCAAGGTGCTTAGCCATATCAAGAGTTACAGCGTAGTCTTGTATTTCTTGTGTTCCCCCGTATTGATTTTGGGGGGTACTTATGAGTACGGGGGTGAAGTCAACACCCTCATCATAGTCTTTGAAATTAGAATCAACCCAAAGGCTGAACTTTCTTTTCACCTCCAACACCTTGTATAGTTCTCTTGCACTAACAATATTTTGATTAGTGCTATTTTTTGTTACTTTTATTAATTCTGTCATTCAATGACCTCCTTTTTGGTTTCAAAATTTGTGAAGCATTAACTCACTGATGGGGCTGTATATCCATCATTACGCTAGTGAGTTTTGGAGCAATAGTTATTCTTTTATCGCGAATTCTATCAATCATGAAAGGTCTAGCTCGCTTTTATTGCTTTGTTGTAACTTTTGTGACTCGATTATAACACAAAAGTTACCCAATGTCAATGATTAAAAGTAACTTTTTTTACTTTTCTATTTACTTTTCGCTTTCAACATGTTATAATGTTATCTGAGGAGGTAACTTATGATTAATTCAAGAATAAAAGAATTGCGAGGCTTTCTTGATTTAACACAAGAGGAGTTTGGCAACGAAATATCAGTTACCAAAATGACCATCATAAGGGTGGAAAAAGATGGAAATGTCGTCACTGATAAGGTTGTAAATGCAATAGCCAATCAATTCAACGTCAACGAATGTTGGCTTCGAACTGGTGAGGGTGAAATGTTTAACGACACATCCGCCGAGGATGAGCTTGCTATGATGATCGCCAAACTGATCAAGAATAGCGATGATTCGAATTTCGAGGCAAGATTCGTTAAAGCAGTTATGAAACTGTCACAAGCTGATTGGGATCGGATCAAGCAATTTGTCGATGATGTTTCAAACGAAGAATAAAAAGAGCTGACTAATTTTAGTCGGCTCTTCTGAAAGGAGATTGAATAATGTTTTCTTTTTCACACGAACATTTCGCTTTTCCATTGCCAATTCCGCATACACTAGAATCTTTTTTACAGCACGTCAAACATAACCCCATGAACTTTATCAACTATTGTGAGATTATAGTGACCAAAAGTGGCGACATTTACATTGCGAGGCATGGTCATACCGAAACAATGAAAAGTTTGTACAAAGAAATGACTGGTAAGTGCGCTAATGATGAAATGTCCATATATGACAGTCCTTTTGAGTGGTTGGTCGAGAACACTAATGCTTTGCCTGTTTGGTACGACGATCATATGCACAAGCTTAATCTTAATGCAATAGAGTTTAGTGATGAACAAAGCAATGTAATTGATGTTTTGTACCAAAACGGCATCATAAATTGGAATTTAAAAGGGGGACTAAAATAAAATAACACCCTCAATTAGAGGGTGTTAACTGTTTTTAGAATCTTCAAACTTAAATTTGCATGCTTTGTATCAGCAAGCAGAATTTCGTGTAATAACTCAATTGCGAAATCGTTCCCGTGCTTTTCTTCGACTTGCTCTAGAAGAGCGGTCGAATTTTTTTTTATATCCATACTTTCCCCCTGAAATTTGCTACTTCCACACTGGCTTCATTTCATATGAAGCGATGTTATTATCAGACTTTTGTAAATTGTACTCTGAAATGAACAAACATTCCAAACCACAATTTTGATAATCTGATAACTTGTGAACGAATCCACATTTGACTGTGAATTCAGTTAGCACATATTCTTTAGCCACCTCTAATCCTCTCCTTTACTGGCGTCGGCATACCCCCGCACATATCCCAAAATCATATTTTGCTCGACCTCGGAAAGTGTGTCAACGACCCTCATAACCATAGCGGCAATGTCGAGCTTCGTTTCATTACTCATTGCGGTTGTTTCTAGATTCATTTGGTTCACCTCATTTTAAATTTGTAAACACATTATAACACTAGAAAGTTGGTTTGTAAATAGTTTTTGTAAAATTTTTAAGTTTTTTAATTTACAAACTTAATTAATTGTGATATAATAGCTTTCTTGGAGGTGAGCAAATGGAAAAAATAGGTGATAGATTATTAAAATTAAGAAAAGAACTCAATCTGTCGATGGCGAAATTTGGTGAGCCAATCGATTTGTCTGGCGCATCCATCAATCAGATGGAAAAAGGACAAAGAGATATCACTAAAAGGACTTTAAAATCATTGGAGAGGGTTTATAATGTTAATTTAGAGTATTTGCAAACTGGTGAGGAAGAAATGTTCAATGATTTAGACACTGACGCCGAACTAGCGCACCTACTCGCTAAATTGATCAAGGACAAAGAAGACCCAAATTTGAGGGAATTCAAGAAAGCATTAATAACAGAGATGCTCAAATTGGATGACCTTGGTTGGAGAAAGCTCGAGAGGATGGCTCTGAGCATATCCGAAAAAATAAAAAAAGAAACCGACTGAATTCGAAACAGTTGGTTTCTTAAAAAAAGGTGGAAAAAGCATGAAATATGATAATTCATTTCTTTTAGTTGCGCTGTTTTTGTTTCAATATTATATCCAGTCAGCGATCCGAAACTTTGGTTTTTGGACGTTTTTGGTGATGTTTTTCTTTGCTGTTTTGTCTACTTTTTACGTTATGCGGATGAGGCACAAACTCGAAATAGAAAAAATGCAACAAGAATATAAATTGAGGCAGTTAGAATTAACAAGTAAATATACACAGATCGAATAAGAAAGGTGGTTAAAATATGAGGGCGTTCATTTACATACGAGTTTCGACTGATCAACAAGCAAAAGATGGCGATAGTCTCGATGAACAAGAAACAACACTAAAGAAATATGCAAACGATCAAGGTTATGCGATTGTTGACATTTATCGCGACGAAGGTGTTTCGGGTCGAAAAGAATCACGCGAGGGTCTTGATAGGCTCATGTCAGACGTAAAGGCGGGAATGGGTGATATTATCCTGTTCACATTCTTGTCGCGCTTCGGGCGTGATTTAAGGCACTATCTTAATATGCAAGAAGTTTTGGAAAAATGCAAGGTTGTGTGGCGTGCCGTTCATGAACCTGTCTACAATACCGACACACCCGCAGGGCGTGCGATGATTGCGCAAATGATGACTTTCATGCAATTAGAATCAGAAATGACTGGCGAGCGTATAAAGGTCGTGGTCGAACACAAGATAGCGAAAGGCGAAGTTGTGTCTGGGAGGCAACCATTTGGGTTGAAAATTGTAGACAAAGAAGGCGGTGGAAAAAAGTTGGTGCACGACGAAAACAACGCAATAGTGCAGACGTTGTTTAAGGAATTTGATAAGCTACGCAACATTCAGCAATCTATAAATACTGTTCAGAGAGAACACAATATAATAATCACCAAAAAAAGGGCGGCAAGCATGCTGAGAAACAAAAAATATATCGGCGAACATCGCGGTAATTTGAATTATTGCCCACCCACGGTCACACACGAGCTATTTTATCGTGTTCAAAAGAAGTTACCACGCGCAATCAAATCGAATACGAACAGGGTGTACCTGTTCAGTGGATTACTTCGTTGTGGCGAGTGCGGAAAGTCCTTTGGCGGTTCTGCGTGCCACATAAAATCAAAGCGAGCGGATGGAACAGAGGCGAAATACATCTACAAAACTTATAAATGTTTGCTTAGGAACAACTGTCACAAAAGTTTATGTGATAATAAAAATGTTGTAAGCGAGCACACGCTCGAAAAATATCTCCTTGAGAATGTCGAGCGCCTTTTCAATGAACACGAACTTGCGAAATCTTATAACGCGCAAGCGGTATCCAAGGGCGATTCTGCAAAGAAAAAGATAAAACTCGAAACCGATTTGAAGAAGCTCAACGACTTGTACATGATCGATATGATCTCTTTCGATGAAGTAAAAAAAAGACAAGCCGAAATCAATGCCGAAATCAAATCTTTGACCGTAACACCCACACTCAAGCGCATGAGCGAGATTAAAACAATGTTGGCGAACGAATTCGCAACCGTGTACAACAACGCCGACGAATTGCAAAAGCGCCAAATGTGGCAAGCGATGATTGATACGATAATTATCGATAAAGATCGAAATTATCGCGTTATTTTTTTGACTTAATATTTTGTGTATAATTCAACACAGCCCACAGG